TGGATCTGGGGTCAAGTTATTTGTAAGACGATACAGGTTGCAATCTGGTAATTTGATCAATGCCCCTATTAGTGCTGGATGTACTAGAACAACCCAGTGTGAAGAGGGGCTGAAAAATTTTTCTCTAAAAAAAATAAAGCACAAGCTTCAAGCTTCAAGCCGCAAGCCGCACAACTTATAGTTGTATTGTTTTTTCCTATATACCCTACGCCAACCCCAACCACCTGCCAAGTGTATCATATAATCCCATAAGTGTCAAGAAGTTTATTTATACTTATACACAAAAAAGTTCTTGACAAATACATATATATGGGATATTATGATATATTATTAATCTAACAAAAAGGAAAATATGAAAGTAAAAATAAACATTGAGTGGAGAAAAAAAGAAGAGCCGGGTTTAGATCCAGAATTTCTGGTGAGAACAGCTCTTAAATCTGCTGGTTACCACGTTGGGCATATTGAGGTCCAGGGCATGTGGTGCGAAGATAAACCAAAATTTGCTCACGGACCGTGGGATGAGACCAGACTTCCGCATGAAGAGATTGCTAAGTGAGGAGAATTAAACACAACGACTTGCTGCCATGGTTTACACAGGACCATGGCCAGCTGCCGGCTTCATACCTGAAGAGCACCCAGAAATTTTTTAATGAGCTACAAGCCACAAGCTACAAGCCACAAGCTACAAGCTTGACAAATCAACTGGGAAAATATAAGAAGAATATATGAATATAAAACAAAGTAAAAAAATAATAATATCACTATCGAAGCCAGACAAAATGCCTGGTTACGCTTACGGCCTACCGGCCCCCGCATGTAAGACTGGCGCTAAGCTGGTAAACATAAAGGGCAGCGTATGTTCAGGCTGTTATGCTTTAAAAAATAATTACGTAAGATTTCCGGCTATCATGGCGTCCCAGTACAAACGCCTGGCCTCCATCAGTAGACCTGAATGGGTCGAAGCAATGGCCGTAGTTATTAATTCAAAGGCTGTATCTCAACATGGTTATTTTAGATGGCACGACGCCGGCGATATACAAAGCCCTGAACACCTGCAAAAGATTTTTGAAGTGTGTAAGCTCACGCCTTCAGTGAAGCATTGGATGCCAACACGCGAAGCGCAATTTTTAAAAGATATAGATCCTGCACAGGTCCCTGACAATCTAATCATAAGAATGTCCAGTCATATGATTGATCAAGGCCCGGTGACCTTCTGGCCCCACACGTCGACCGTTGGAAGCTCAACACGTACATGTCCAGCACCTGACCAGGGCGGCAAGTGTGGCAGCTGTAGAACCTGCTGGGACAGAAAAATTCCTAATATAGAATATGGCAAACATTAAAGATTCACCAGAGATAGAAGCGCTCCACAATGAGTGGTGCGTGGAGAACGGTTATCCAATCCGCAAGCGTCAAGCGCGTCGACCTGGAAGGCCAAAGCTACAAGCGTCAAGCTGCAAGCTGCAAGCAAAGGACCTGCACGCGGACAACAGTGCGCGCTTCGTTAAGAATGCAAAGCGGCCAGTTTAGAATGATTCTAAACTAGATTTTTTTTAAAAGCGGCAAGCGGCAAGCGTCAACAAGCGTCAAGCGTCAAGCGGAGTGTTGATCAACACTCGCTGGATGTGGTCCCAATCGTTCTGGGCCACGCACGGCGTATCTCTGTGATCTAACAGTAGACCGTGGATCGATTTACTCTCATAAAGTTTTATGGAGCGAGAAGAGGTATCTTCGAGCAGGATGAAATTACGATTTGTTCTGGTCATATGAAATAGTTTTTGATGTGGACTGAAGCTTATTTTTGGAGCTCTAGCAATCTTAAGCTCAACCATAAAAAAACCACAGCTATCTTGATAACCAAGCAAATCAGGTACACCAAAAGATGCCCAAGATTCGAGTCTAGTCCATTTAATTTTACTAGTGTTTTTCTTTACTTTTTGCCAAAGTTTTGTCTCGGGTTTCACCAGAATTTACCGTTTGTCATTTTGGTCAATATATACTAAAATAAGGCAAATGACTCAAGATAAAAGACTTACAGAACAACAACGTAAATTTGCAGAATTACTAGTTTATAATGAAGGCAGGCTATCACCAGCCGAAGCAGCCTATCAAGCAGGGTATAAAACAAGAGCAAGACAAGCAGCATCAGAGATGCGTAATGCTAAATATTTCCCATTGGTTGTCACATATATTGGTGAGTTAAGAAGAGAAGTACAAGAGAAGAATCAAATTACTGTTGAAAGACATCTTACTGAACTAGCAAAATTAAGAGATGAAGCACAGAAGAAAGGTGCTTGGTCAGCAGCTATAAATGCTGAAGTTGCTAGAGGTAAAGCAGGTGGATTATATGTAGATCAAAAACTTATTATGACAGGTAATCTAGACAATATGTCAGAGAAAGAACTAGAAGCCAAGATGGCTAAAATTCTAGATGATCATAAAAATTTGATTGATGTTACCCCTGAAGGTATTGAAGATAAATCACAACAAGCATAACAAACAATACAATTCCTGAATTAGCATTAAAGAACTCGTTTAGTCTTGCGTATAGTGTTTTTATTTTTTGAATCATTTTTTGAGAGTTTAGTTGATATACCTTGAGGGTCTGGTCCTTTCACAGGTGGTATAGACTGCCATTTTACATATGGCATGTTCTTCGTCAAGGTCTTATTCTTCACAATACTTTGCCTTTATTTGGCCCATGTTTAATTCTGTATTTGTGTGTGCCAGTTGCACCAATGTCTACTTCTTCTTTCATAACCTTATTAAGAAAGATTTCATTCCAACCATTTTTATAGGCTTCGTTGGGTATTCTAGATCTACCGTCGTGTTTTTTACCTTTTTCTTTTTTCATATAGTTTTTTTAATCTATGTACTTCTTCCCATACTTTATTCTTATAAGTAACTTTTTTTTCAGTATATGTTGGTTTAACTTCAATTGTCTCATCTACACTAGGTGAACCATAATAGTTAGGAAGATTTTCTTTAGTCATAATAAGCTTCTCCTGTAGTTAAATCTATCCAACTATATTTGTAACAAAGTCTAGATAATAAATCCCATTGTCCTGTTTCTCTACATTTTTTAGCTATACATTTAATTCTAAATGTTAATGCTGTTTTTCTCTTCATATATATATTTTCTCCATTTTAATTATACACCCTTTTGGAAATACATTTCTATCAGAAAATACTTCCTCTTTTTCATCGTAAGAAGCAAACGTCCATAAGAACTTATTTGTTTTCTTATATACATAAGCTTGCGTAACCATAACAGCACAACCAAACTTATCAAACTCTTCTGGAGTTGCATGCCCGGCGTCACCGGTGATGTCCAACCATCGGATAGAATAGAAGTAATACTTCTTCTTGTTAATTACTGCATGTCTGTATTTAGATTTCTTGGCTGTCATAATATTATTTTATCATATAAGGGAGATTTTAGGGCAAAAATGTTTTTTTTAAAAACAGAAAACCTCTCGCGCGCCGAATACCAACTTTGAAACTGTGCCACCTGTGCCACCGTAAAAATCTGCTCTGGCACACCTATTATTCGCTTATACCAACGCTTATAAGCCAAAAACACCCCTTGTGCCACTGTGCCACCGAAAACTTTTGCTATGACATGAAAAAAAAAATGCTCCAGAATATCTCTTATAGTGGCACACTTTTGCCTTATTGTTGCCACATTATGTCTTGTTAAAAGTGATTGATTTGCCAAATAGCCTATCATTGTCATGTTTCAGCACTAATCTTGCCGGATTTGGGTCATTAACTAATACAGACTCCTGTACTTCCATTCTTCGTAAATCTTCCAAGTGTCCATCTTGGGTCTCAATATATACGTGACAGTCTGATATTGTTGTACCTTTCTGACCGTTAGTAAATTTTTCTAGTATTTGTTGTAAATCTCTGACTCTCATTAATCTTTTCCTTTCAGTTCATCGTAGTATTGATCCACCTTTTTTAGCCACTGTTGCATATACTTCTTCATCTCAAGTCCTTGTATTATAAACTCTTGATAGAAGTTATCTTTACTGCACATCATAATCACACCTTTAGATATATTTGTTTTGTGCACATAATTGTGAGCCATTGTATAAGCAGCTAATTGTATACAATAGTCTTCAATCCATTCTCTCTTCTTTGGTTTATTAGTTTGTTTAAAATCTACAACAGCCATTTCATTTTTATGATTGGCAATTAAATCTGTTTGTCCTGCGTATAGGCCTGGATAATATAATACCGTCTCCGATCCGTAATACTCTGTCAAATTACAAAGACCCTGTTCTATTACAACTTTGGCCATATTGTGTGCTTCCTGACCCACTGTTGTCATGTCCATATAACCTTCTCCTAGGATATACTTCTCTAGAATCTTATGCATTGCTGTGCCTCTAGCACCACTAGAAGCCACAATCCGCGCTGCACTGTCCTCTCCCACCCTATTACGCCACGCTTGCAGCGATTCACGCTTCTCTGTCGATTGTGTGGCAGAGAGAATAGTCGTTACCGATGGTAGCTTAAATTTACCCGCGTCGATGTCATAGACCCGTTTGCCGTCGACATTGGATCTAACGCATTTTGGATAAATAAATTTATTATTATGTTTCATTTAGTTAAACCTTTTTCAAATTCTTGAAGTAAAGATAACTGTTTTTGTTGTTGTTCTCTTTCACGTTCATAGTTATTCTTACCACCTTTATAAGTATTAGAGTTTTCATGGAACCATGTTTGTGCGTTAACTACATCATAAACAGCATCGGGATCAGAAGATTGGCCCGCATTGCCAACAGAGTTACCTTTCGGCGTTGTCCATCTTAAATTTTCTATTCTATAATCTGTTCTATTACCATTGATATGATCTACAACAATATTAGTTTTAGGATCAGGGTTAGGAACAAAACATAAAGCCACCGTTTTATGAATTGTAATTTCTATTTCTTTTTTCTTCTCTACCACTTTTTTATACATAACCTGTCTAAAATCTTGTTGAGAACGCGTTTCTTTTACATGATACATTTTTAACATGGGGTAACCTATACTGGCTTTACCTTTTGAAATTGTGCCTGTTAGAATTTTTCTACCATATCCTTTTACGTGATAAACAAACGGCCAAATGTTTTCTAAATATTCTTTTCTAACTTTTTCTTTATTTTCACATTTACCAAAAAAATGTGGTCCACCTGTTCTAAAACAAAAATATCGATTAGGTTCTACTTCAGATAAAACCGTAGAGACATCAACACCATCTTTTGGGTTAATGTTAGCTAATATTTGTTTGAGTGTATTATCTACTTCTTTTATTCCTAAATTCATTTATCCTCTTTAAAAAATTTTTTTAAATGTTCTCGAAACTTCATTTTCGTTCTGGGAGACACTACGTCTAGTACTCTCTCCCGAAGAACGCCGAGAGTCGTCGCTAGGTTGCCCATCATCGCTTAGGTTCAGGGAATCGCCAGTGGCAGAATTTGTACCCCTATCTCGGTCAATTATCTTTTTTCCTTTAAAAAATTTTTCTAGATGTTCTATAAAATCTTTATCTAATTCTTGTTTTTTAGGCATAGGTACATCCGCGTTCCTATACTCTTCTTCCTCTGTCATCACTTCTTTTTTAGTTGCTTCGTATAACTCATCGGTCATTTCTTCTTTCCTCCTGTTAATATTTGTTTAATAACTGTTGTCGTCGGATCTAGTATATCTCCAGCATCCATAGTGCTACTACAACTTGTTAAAGTTAACGACACCATTATTACTAAAATTTTCAAAGAACACCTTTCTCACGTAATTCGTCTGGTGTGAATTTATCATCAATCCACAGCTCTCCGGTTCTTTCACAATCATCACACTGTGCGTGTGTCTCTTCTTTTGTTAAATGATAAGGTACTCTGTAAAAACCATTTCCCTTACATTTTGGACAGAAGATCTTATGCTTTCCCGTTTTTGTAGCCATGTTTCTTTGCCTTCTCGTTAATTATACTTTCGATTACTTTACTTATACTTAACTCTGTGTCTGTTATTATTTTATCTTTCAAGAAATTTGCCTTTTGCCAGGCAGCTCTTGGTACAGATACACTTTTATGTTTAGCTGGATCAGCCATATTATACCTTTCTTTGTTAGTGTTTTCTTCTCATTGATATGGGAAGATATAATAAAATAACAAGGGTTGTCAAGTAATTTTTTTTAATGTATTCTGTTGTCCTCTTCTCACACCTTTTGTTTGCCGTGAGCTTTCATAGCTCCGGCAGACAATTAAGTGTTCAAAATGGGTTTACATTCAAACATATAAATCATTCTATCTGCGTTAACTCGATCAGCTCCTAATTTATGTAGCGTATCAAATCCACGCATATGACCTAACGTTGCGCAATCAAAATAATTGTCGTAAAAGTAATCTTGTTCAAAAGGTGGCAAACATGTGGCGTAAATTTGTGAACATAAAGTTATAACTAACATAAACTTCATGTTACCGGCCCTGGCCAGCATAACGTTTAAATGTGCGCCTTTTATGTTTGTTCATTTTTTGTAAACTAGGTCTACGTCCTAATGATGTTTTGTGATGAATAGGTTCGTGTACAACTTGATCTTTAAATTTTTTAGCCATTGTCTAACTCTGTTAGTTTCATTTTCGAATCTTTATCAACTTTCATATATTTTATGACACCGTTAATTTTTTGCTCTACATCAAAACCACAGTTAGTACATCTGAAAAAAGTTCTATGTAATCCTACTAATATTGTATACATTGTACATTCAGGGCAATGACCTGATACAATTTCAGTCTCCAGTGCTATGCTTTTCCAGTTTTTTTCTGTCATATTTATTTTTAACCTTAAACACTTTTGAAGTAAAGTGTCTTAATTGTTTTGCAAAAGGATTTCTTTTTTTATTGGGTTTTCTCATTACTCTAAAATTAGAGCTTTAATAGATTTAGATCCGTCAATATTTGTCTCAAGTTCTGCTTTAGATTTAATACATTTGTATTCTATATTTTCTTTTGGAATTCTTGTTGCCTCACGCTTATGTTTTAAACATATTGACATTGAGGATTTTCCTGTGTTTGGATCTATCTGTATTCTGTGTTCCTTGATATCTGGTCCTATGAACATTAGAAGGGCTACAATGTGCTCGATCATTAGTGTGCTCCGTTCCCGTTTTTTCTAACTTTATCTTTTAAATCTTCTATATCTCTTAAAGCTTTATCTAATTGTTCTCTTAAAAATTCTATATTGACTTTGTTAGTCATATTCATTTCTTGAGTCTGCTCCATTTTTTCTACGGTCTTATAAAGATCCTCAATTAAAAAATGTTGTTCTTGATCGGTCGGGACTTGTTCGGATTTTTTTAGCAAATCATTTTCAAACAGCTCACGTGAAGTTTCTAACGATACTAATCTTGAAGTCAGCTCTGTATATGCGAATACTCCCATCGCAACAAGCACGATCAAACTAGCAACCGTCTTCATCGGCATCTGCACAGCAGCCGATTCAGATATATCTAAAGGTTTTTTACTCATTTTCTTTTGTCTTTTTCATGTTCTTTAAATAACCACTCCACATACAAGTTCCATAGTTTTATTATCCATCTCATAACTAAACTCCTCTATTGACACGATAAGCACTCCTCGCCATCGTTCTTTGGGTTTTTACATATACATTCAGGGCAAGGACATAAACCATAAACGTCAGCATGTAACTCTTCATTACAGTGACATTTGCAATTACATTTTTTACATCTATTTCCTGTAGCCATATCCTGTTTTCTTGTTGCCCCATCTCTTGTTCCAGGCATACACATTCATTTTACTTCCAATGTGTTCCATCCAAGATAAAGGTTTATCTATTATTTTTTTTATTAGTTGTTTCATATCTGTTATTGCGTCTGGTATTGTTTTCATAATTAGTACCGGGAGATAAAAGTCTCCCTCTACCCCCCTATCTTATCACGTTAATAAGAATTTATTTATTGAATTTTGCTGCAATCCAATGATAGACAGCTCGAATTTTTTCTTTAATTTTTTTAATCATTTTTCTTTTCCTCTATTTCGTAGAAGAACTTATCAGTATCTTCTGTTTTCCATTTACCTGTATCTTCAACATTCCACTCATTAGTTTGCACTTTCCAGTCTGGTATATTATCTTTCACAGTGAAAGAAGGTAAGTCCCATATACATCTATTGTTTGGTTGTGCTGCATAGTTACCGTCGTCTAGGGCTATGATATGTGCGCACTTATGTTCGTGCGGAATCTCTGAATGATCAGTGTCTAATATATTACCATCTGGATGTGCCCAGTCAACGGTAAATAAGTATTGACCATGGTGCCATTTTTTATCTTTACCAATGTATTTGCCTGAAGCTGCGCTTAAGATATTCCAAGAAGTAACAGTAGGAAAATAACTAAAAGAATTCCATAACTCCAACTCGTCAAGTCTGCGAATAGGAACGTCCTTTGGGTTAAAGCCTCTTTGAATAAACGCAGATATCGGTAGACGATAGTAGATAGCTCCATTTTCCATAATACAATGAAAAAGGATAGCACGCCCACCAAGACTCGATAAACCAAAAATAATACAGTCTTCAACTTCTCCATGATGTTTTTTAAGATCATAAAGATATTCTCTTTTAATTTGTGCATATGTTGCCGGTATGTTTGCATTTAAGTAAGCCATTATTTAATTTCACCCCAATTAGCTCCCTTCTCGTAGTCTACCTTGTTAGGTACTTTTAATTCAACTGCTGATTCCATTATCTCTATAATATCCTCTGCTTGTTTCTGTGATTCAATAGATATATCTACTTCATCATGAATTTGTATGTGTGGTATTATACCATTTTTATACAAAGCTACCATGGATTTTTTTGTCATATCTGCCGCTGATCCTTGTATTAACTTGTTTAAAGCCTTGTAAGTAAAGGCTCTTTTTAAAGGTTCATCATATTCTTTTCTAGCTTGTTCTAATGGTAAAGGTTTAAAAACCCCAAATTGAACAGGTTGCCATAAATCAAAATGACAGGCACGACCGCCTAAAGTTCTGATCTTACCCCTGTCATTTGCTTTACGAGATACATTATCCATAAGTTGTTTTACAAATGGTGCTTTAGAATGATATTGTCTAATTAGTTTCTCTGCTGATTCTTTCATCAATCCTAGTTCAGCCATTAATTTATTTTTACCCATACCATACATTAAACCTAAATTAATTGTTTTGGCTTGCTTACGTTCTATACCTGCCATATCTGCTACAACCTGGTGGAAATCTGCATCTCCTGCATTGTATGCATCAACAATCTCATCAACACCTTCTAAATTTTGTAGTTTAGCATAGTGTACTAAAATTCTAGGTTCTTGTTGTGAGTAGTCAAATGATCCCCATACATGTTTTTCTTCTGGAATAAATATAGATCTAATCATAGGACCAAGTTCAGGATGTCTTGCAGGAATTTGTTGTAGGTTTGGATTACTCATAGAAAATCTACCTGTAACAGTTCCGCCTGCGTCTGATCTAATTTGATTTATGTCTGCGTGTATTCTACCATCAACTGCATGTTTAGTTATTGAATCTATAAACGTACTGTGAGCTTTGTTAAGTTCTCTTGCTTCAGCTATCGCTTTAGGTAATTCATGTGGGTGGTTTTGTAAAAAGTTTTTAGTAAAGCTTGGTTCATTACTTTTAGCTGTTCTATCATAAGGTAATTTAAGTTTGTCAAAGGCTTTTGCTATAGATCTAGCTGCCATAATCTCTACTTCAACACCAGTTAAATCTTTTATTTTTTTAATTAATGCCTCTTCCCTTTTAATTAAATTTAGTTTAATCTTTTGTGATTTTTCTAAATCAACTCTTACTCCCTTAAATCTCATATCAACAAGACAAGGAAATAAATCTGTTTCTAATGTAAAGACATCCATTAGTTCTTGATTATACAATTCTCTTTTTAATGTTTGCCAAAGTTTAAGTGTAGATTCTGCATCACGTTCTGCATATTGACCTACAAACATTGCAGGCATTCTCCACATATCTGCTTTAGGATCTAATCCATATTCTTTTGCAGCCTCAACTAAAACTTTTTCGTCTTTACCTAAACCAACATAATATTTTGCTAATGAATTTAATTGATAACTCATTCTGTTTTCATCTATTAAGCTTGCTGCTATCATAGTGTCCACAATGGGTCCTTTTATGGTAAGTCCTGCTGACCTTAACCAGCACACATCATACATCGCATTATGGAAGATAAATGTAGTATTTTCTTGATTTAATATGTCTTGAAGCCATCCTAATACCAATTTTTTGTCCATATTACCACCTTGCTCGTGATGTATCGGAAAATAGCCTGACCAGCCCTCTACGGCCACCGCAACCCCAGCAATGTGACCTCTATTTGTAACATTACCTGATCCTAACTGTTTTAAATGTGGATCATTAGTCTCTAAATCTATTGCAATTTCTTTATGTCCTCTTAAATCTTTTAATTCATCGGGCATTACCCACTCTGTTTCTGGAGTAAACAAAGGCATCTGTGTATTTCTCATTCGTAATCCCTTTCGATTATCATATCAATATAGTGTTTAGCTTTAAGAAGGTCCTCTTTCCCACCCTTATTTTTCGCTCTCACTATATATTTTATAGCGTTGCCTTCCGCAAAAAGCAACTTGTTTTTGTTTATAAACTCCGCGGGCTGAATGACATAATCTCGATAGTGATTGCCACCTACCTGCCTAGTTAAGGTGTTTTTTTTCATACTCTTTATATTCCTTTATTGTTTTTTCACTTGGATAATAAACATCGACCACACAATAACATTTAGGACAATGTAAATTAGTTACCATATCATAAGTATCATCGTCTTCGATGTCATGATCAGCTCCCCATATTAGTTCTGTTTCGCAGTGCCAGCACTTCATAATATATAAGCTCTATCAAAGTTCTTTGGATCTAACACATGCAATTCACGCTTCGCTCTTGTCGCTCCAGTATAGAATAATCTATGTAATTCATCCGGATCATAACTCATCGTTTCTAACGCTGCATTTGTAAGGTCCTGCATAAGCAGAACGTTGTCGGCTTCTCCTCCTTTTGCTCCGTGTATTGTTGACATAATGATACGAGGATTTTTATTTATCATCTCACCATTCGCCCTCATATTACGAATGTAATTCTCTGTGACATTATCTAAACCTTCAAAAGCATCATACCATACACTGTCTGTAACCAAACCGTGTTCAGCTCTGCAATCTCTCATTAAATATTTTGTATCAGAGTGTAATGTTTTACCTGTTCTAAAACCTGGCAATACATTAGAGCCAAGGTATTCATATATATTTTTTATTTCTATATTACCTAGAGAAGCATCTTTACGCCAATGCTCCCAGTTATTTAAAGCCATAAGAAGTTTTAGTGGTACAGAGTTAACACCTCTATGTTGATAATACCAACCTTGTAATTCACATAAATCTTTTACATCATCTAAAAAATGATTTGCAGAAGATAACACTAACCAATTACCTTTAGACATATCTACTTGTGTAATATCAGAGTATCGTTTCAGTTTACCTTGTTCAGCTCTAGGCTTATAATCTTTATCAAATCTATTTTGTACTTTGTTTATAATCTTTTGTGATAGTTCGTGTATTGGTCCACCTGGTATTCTATAAGATTGATCTAATACTTTAATATCATTAACTTCTTCTTTAAGTGCTATGAAATGGTCTACATCAGCTCCAGCCCATTTAAATATAGCTTGATCATCATCGCCTGCAATATAAGTTTTCTCTGCGTTGGCCCATAATGATCTAACCATTTCCCATTGTATTAAAGATAAGTCTTGTGCCTCATCTATAAATAATGCTTTAAAATTTTGTTTAGTTGTTTGTGTAATAAAATCTTCTAATAAATCTGTAAAATCTTTCAAACCTTTTTCTTTTTTATATCTCTTTAGTTCTTCCGATAGTAAATAAAGTGTATCTCTTTCTATATCTAATATGTTCTGTCTAGAATCATAATACTCTAATAGATCCATACGTTTAACTCTAGCTGTATTCATAATCGTTAAGTATTCATTGTCAGAATTAAATGTACCATCATCTGTAGAATACTTTGCTGTCTTAATAGGTATACCTACTAATTTACCAAACTCTCTGTAATTATCTCCTGTCATCATTTTTTCTTTTGTCATAGCTAAACGACTGAACGCGTAAGAATGTAAAGTTCTAAAGTTCTCTAAATCTTTTTCTGCATCCAGACCAAACTTTTCAGCAGCTCTGTTTGCAGCTTCTCTTGCAGCTTTTCTAGTAAAAGAAAAGTATCCTATTTGTTTTGGCCTAATCCCCTGTTGAATGAACTGATCGACTAAATTCAATAACGTTGTCGTCTTGCCCGTCCCTGGTGGACCTAGTATTATAGTTTTCATATTTTAATAATCTTTTTCTTAATATATCTATTTTCATTTCTAATAACTCACATCTACTTTTTTCTAATCGGTATCGTAGATTCCAATTAATACCTATGTCTTTTACTTTACTCATTAAAATGCCTCCTGATGATATTCAACTTTAGAAACCGTAGCTTCTGTTTGTTTCATTGTTTTTATTTTTATTAGTCTTGGTTGTTGTTTTTTTATTCTTACTCTTTCTTCTGATACAAATGTATCTTCCAATCTTTTTATTAAATTACCTGTTTTAATTTTATCTACTTCCCAATTATTCTTTTTAAGAAATGCGTAGAAGTCATCCATTCTAAAGTATGTAAATTCTTTATTGTCATCTGTATATGGTAATTTATTAAATATATCATCCATAGTTCTTGCTGACTGTCTGTTAGTAGTCCAGTCTTGTAATAATCCTGTAAGTTGATTCATAGGATTTAAAGATTCTAATGGTTCTACTTCTTGTAAATTGTTCATCATAGGTTTTAAAAAATGTTGTTTCCAATCTTTTGCTTTTGGTACAGGTACAACTAAATTAGCTTGATCTAAACATGCTAATGCAAATAAAGGTGAGCTGTATAACTGTTCTGATTTTAATTCGATCCGCGTTCCATCTACATCTAAAAACCATTGTGGTGGACTTGACTTGTATTTAGTAAGATTGCCTAGTTGTGGCATCTCCTCTTCACCAAAACCTACACCAAATCTTTTTGTTCTACACAAACCTGATTGACAGACCGCGTTGATAGGTGCGTCTTTACATCTGTACTTGTCATAGCCTTTACGATTAACTGATTTAATTAATTGTTGAACCTCACCATTACTTAGTTTTGGTTCCATATGTTTTATATTAGCTTCGACAATTTTATCTTCCCAACTATCAGGATGAGCTTGTTTGTAATAAACTGCAATATTAAATAATGCATTGTTCCTAGACCCCTCACCAAAACCAGTTGATGCCAACTTGTTTAGACAAGGAGGTCCAGCAGGAAACGCTTCTTCTATTTTCTTTTCTTCAACTTTAATTTGTTTGACTTGTTCTTCACTGCAACCATGTAAATCATAGAGCTTATAAAATTCCTCAAGTGAAGCAGCATCGCCGTTATCATTAATCGCATATCTTAATCCTTTTGTTTCATTGTAGTAGGGTAAGTTTAAGAAATTACCTGTATCCCCACGTTCTACAAGTATTTCTGTTTGTTTAGGAAAGATCTCTGATCCTTCATAACCTAAAACTTTTGCTAATTTTTTGAGTGTGCTCTGCATAAGAGATGCAGAGATAAATTCTGTAGTAAATAAAAATACGTGAGCACCGCCTGATTTAGAACGACAAACAATTAAGGGGAAATTAAAATTTCGTATGCTCTGAATGAGGCTGCCGTGGTCGAAATTGTAACTGTCAATATCAATACAGCCCCAACGACACGTGTTATCCTCACGAATGGGGATAATCCCGAGAGCCGGACCTTTTCCCTGTAAATGGTTCTCCCACAAATCATCGCTAACATTCTTTCTAACAATGAATGCCTTACCTTTTTGTTTGTCACCATTGGCTGCGACATCGCCTTTTTGATATTGTCCATATGCAATTTTTAATCCTTCAAATATATTTTTAAATTTTTCCGTCTTCATTATCATTTCTACTTAATTTGTAAAGGGGGACTATTAATCCCCCTCACTACAACTAAAACGGTGTTGCCGCTCCAGTTGATTTCTCTTCCACATCTGCTTTTGTTTGCACGTTACCTTTTGAAACATTATTAGAAAAGTCTTTTGAATTTAAATACAAAGACTTATCTTTCTGTCCCATGATTCTGTCCATCGTCACAACCCAACCATACCAAGAACCTTTGTCGTTCTTTTGTAGATTTGATTGAAGATTGTAAACAACCCCATGCATAGGTGGTACAGCAAATCCGCCTTTACCATCGTCAATTTGAACAGACTTCATCATTGAATTCCATTTTTTACTGACGCTCAACTGTGTTGATTTCATAGTAATTAAAGCTGGACTATATCCACCCTGTTTGTTTTCGACCTGTACATAGTAATAAGCAGTCTCTTCTAAATAGTTACCATTTGGTAATCTAATTTTAGAGCCTTCTCTCTTACCTGTTTGTATCACCGGACTTCCTGGTGAGTGAGTTGCTACAGGCGCACCTGGACCATCTCCTCTATCAGACCATTCCGGATAGTCTTTTTTATAGTAGCAAGGAATAACCTTGATACCTTTTTTACCATCGTATAACTCGCTGGTAACTGTATTATAGATCATACCAGGTTTGGCACCCTCTATAAATTTACTATCACCATCTGTTACTTGTGGTGAAAGTTGTCCCAAGATTCTGATAAACGGTAACGCCATATCTTCTTGCGTCATGTTTTCAAAACCTTTTTGCAGATCATCTCCGAATAACGAAACTGATCCTGTGTTTTTAGCTTTTATTTCATTAGCCATTATACATCCTCCATTTATTTTTTCCGGCTGATTTTTGTTTTGTCTTTAATCCAAAGATTAAAAACATCAGAAGGCATGTCAAGACCGGCCTTGACACGCTCCTCATATAGAGCAGTTAATGTATTCCACGCCACATCAGATTTCTGCTGCGGAGTAAACCCATTTTCTGCTGCAAGGTTCAACAATTGTTTCGCCTTGTCATCTTCTCCCTTACCAAAAGTTACAAAGACATTGTTTTTAATAATATCTCCTAGTTTTTGGTCACGAAGCCATTGATAGGCACTCTCTCTTGCTAAATCATCTTTTTTGAGAGTAGCCCTAAATTCTTTTTTAACAGAAACTTTACTACCATCTGCTAGTTTTATTTCTGATAATCCCTGTTCTGAAAGAAGCTCTGGAATAACTCTAGAACTAATATCATCTGCTTCAGCTTTTTTAGCTTTTAACTTCTCTTCTAGTTCTTCTATTTCATCTTCTTTATTCTTTAACAATATACACTGCTGTGCAATGTCTGTTACTTCAACGTTATCCAACATATCTTTTGTGTCTTCTAACATCATATTTTTTACTTCACTCATTATTATCCTTTCTGATAAAGATCGAAATTTATTGGATAGTATTTAGCCTCTCGTCGATCCCATTTCAAGAGATTAAATTTACCGTTTGTTTTATCACAAACGATTGCACAAGATATTCCTATAATAGCAGGATCTCCTGTTAACAATACGTAGTCTTGTTCTCTAAAGTCTCTTAAGTTTTTTTGCATTTTAAAAACAAAAGGACTTGATGAGAATATTATCTGTGAATCTGGGCCATAGTTAGGCAAACAGATTACAAGATAACCAAAATCAGATGCACCTAAAATATTTATATTTGCAGGTGGATGTTGTAGTACATACACAAATTTTTCTTCAGGGTTGTTTTTTTTAAAGTCTAAAAACTCTGCTAAAGAATTTGGTTTATATAATTCAAAAATTTTATTCTTCATTCTATTATTCTCTTGACAATCTATATAGTAGTTATTATATACTTGTCAAGTAGAAAGAATATGAATTATAAATTTAAGACAAAGCCATACAAGCATCAGCTGACGGCATTAGAAAAATCAGTTGATAAAAAAGAATACGGTTACTTTATGGAAATGGGTACCGGTAAATCTAAAGTGTTAGTTGATAACATGGCTATGCTTTATGATAAAGGTAAAATAAATGGGGCGCTTATTATAGCACCAAAAGGTGTATATAGAAATTGGTTAGAACAAGAAATTCCTATACATTTAGCTAGTCACATAAAACCCAAAATGGTATTATGGACTGCTTTAACATCCAAAACAAAGGAAAAAGAATATCAAACTTTATTTGAAACAGGCTTTGACCTACATGTCCTTATCATGAATGTTGAAGCATTTAGTACAAAAAAAGGTGCTGAATTTGCTTATAAATTTTTAAGAACTCATAAGACACTTATGGCTGTAGATGAATCTACAACTATCAAAAACCCTTCAGCTAAAAGAACTAAAACAATTATTACTTTAGGTAAGCATGCAACTTATAGACGTATTCTTACAGGTTCTCCTGTTACTAAATCACCATTAGATTTATATAGTCAATGCACATTTTTAGATGAAGGTTTATTAGATTTTACATCTTACTATGCTTTTAGAAATAGATATGCACATATGGTAGAAAGAAATTTTGGTGGTCGTAGAGTACAGATTGTAGGTAGTTATCAAAGATTAGATGAACTAGAAAAAACATTAAAAAAGTTTTCTTATAGAGTACAAAAAAAAGATTGTTTAGATTTACCTAAAAAGATATTTATAAACAGAACAGTGGAATTAACTTCTGAACAAGATAAAGCTTATCAAACTATGAAATCTGCAGCTCTTGCTACATTAAAAGGCAAGATGGCTACCGCTCCACACACCTTAACTCAATTAATGCGATTACATCAAATTACTTGTGGTCATTTTAAATCTGATGACGGTGAGATAACTAATTTAAAACATAATAGAATAACAGAATTAATGGATGTTATGGACGAAATGGAAGGCAAAGTTATTATATGGGCTAATTATATTCATGACATAGAAGAAATTGTAAAAACAGTTAAGAAAGAACATGGAGATAATTCTATTGTACAATATTATGGTGCTATCTCATCTGACGACAGACAGAAAGCTATTAAAGAATTTCAAGATCCTAAATCTCCTGTAAAATACTTTGTAGGTAACACACAAACAGGTGGTTATGGTATTACATTAACGGCGGCAAGCAATGTAATTTATTATTCTAACAGTTATGATTTAGAGAAAAGATTACAATCAGAAGATAGAGCACATAGAATAGGTCAACATAAACCTGTGACTTACGTAGATCTTATTGCTCCAAAGACTGTTGATGAAAAAATAATAAAAGCATTAAGAGGTAAAATTAATATTGCATCTCAAATTATGGGTGATACTTTAGACGCCTGGATATGAAACCTATAATTATAACTTTACTTTATCTTACCTTTGGTAATGAAATTAAGATGGAAACCTTTGAAATCAATACAACTTGTGATAGTTGGTTTCATACAAATGTAGCACAAATAGAGAATAAAAAGAAAACATTGTTCTCTGGCAGAACCTATCATGTGTATAAAGATAAAAAAGTTATTGGTTATATCTGTGCGGACGAACCACCACAATGAATCCTAAAGATCAACTAATCCTGTTTCTCTGTTTAAATATTTATATTCTATTTTATGTATATCAAAATCTTTCATGATTTTTTTACATATATCTGTAGGATCAAAATCACCACAACTATAAACATCTAATTGCATTAATGCAGGTTTAGGTTCATCCCAAATATGCATAGCAATGTGTGAAGTTTCTATTATTGCAACTGCTGTAATACCTCTATTACCTGGCATATCACAGTATTTTACATAAGGACCCATAAAGACTTTCATATCAATGGATTCTATAAAACCTAACATCCAATCTTTTAGCCACTCTGCATCTGTCGGGGGTTTACTAGCTTCGGCACGAATAATAAGATGCTTATGCACCAGAAGACTATTTTTCATGAGCTAGATTTCTTCGTATTGAGTCTTACCAGCGTCATTACGAAATGCACGCAAAGTTTGTTTACGATTACCATCTTCGTTGTAAGAAAAATGTAACCATCCGCTTGCCGGATCTCCTGTGTAAAATTCTAAAATTCCTTGATCAAATTCTGTGTTATCTACGATCCAGTTAAATACTTCCATATTATCATGACCGTGACATTCGAAGTCTGCCGCTTGGCCTTTGCAATGCTGGGATTTTCTACTACTACCGATTTTTTCGCTGAGATTTTCAGAACGGTATCCGCTTGAAATCATTACCGGTCCAAACTGATCTCTTACGGGTTGCAATACGTTTTCGCAAAGCAATCTTAAATTTTCTGTGTGTTCTTCTGTAGGTTGATTAGATATACCATGACGCTCCGCTGTCTGCGATTTTGTGAGCTCTGATAAAGAAAAATTAGAAGTTAACTTCATCCTATTACCTTATCTAACACAAAGATGACTGCTGTTCCCGCAACAGTTAAAAGAACCCAATAGAACTTGTCTATCTTACCGCCCAATTTTTCTACGTCTTGGTGTACGTGTGATAAATTCTTTTTGACGCCTGATATGTGTCCATACAGGGATAAAATATGTTCTCTTGTTGTTTTAGGTTTCATACCCATTACGTAATGCCTCTTTGTTTTAATCTTATAGCTTGTTCGTCCGGCGATAATAATGCCATTTCTGTAGATGTCAATTGTGTTACTGGATCTATTTTAGGCAAAGCCGCAGCTGCTGCTACTGGCTCTGGTTGTTTTGGTAAAGGTGGTGTTTTAATTTCTGATACTTGCGTAGCTGGTGCAAAAGTTTGATCTTCAAGCTTCACACCTGATTGAGTAGGTTCTGGATCAGTTGTAATGTCATAAGGAAAAGCGCCATTTAAATCACCGTCCTCTAATAAATCCATAATATCTTCTAGCTCACTTTCAGGAAACATATTTTCTTCATCAACATATAGATCTTTACCTTTCCTACCTGTTTTTTCTAAATTGTTTTCAAGTGTTTCAATTTTTTCTTCAAATCTTGGAATAGAAAAACTTAAAGGTTTAAATTCTCCATCTATAACGCTGTCAATTTGACCAGACGGCAATCTTCTTTCATCTGCCTCATCAAAAATAAAATCTTCATCTAATCCTATATCTGTCATTGTTTTAAATGCGTTGTAAATTCTTTGTTGTTCTCTCCAAGCAAATCTTTGTTGTTTAATAAAGTCGGATTCAATTTGTGCTTTAGTTCTATTTAATTTGTACATGTCACTTCCTTTAGGAGCTTCTGTTCTAATTTTTTTAAGATCAGATACAATAAATTCCATTGATCTTTTTAGATTTACTTTTTGTGGTTTAATACCAGTACCTAATCCTAGTAAAACATCTTCAAGATCATAGCTTTGTCCTGTGCCAGTTAATTTTTCTCTAAAGCCATAGTATAATTGTTTACCTGTTGTAAAAGCACCAGGTGCTACAGTCTCTAATAAATGCTGTGTGCTTTGTAAAAACTTTTCATTGAAATCTGCTAAATCACTATAAATTGCACCACCACTTTTTTTCTTATTATTTCTTATTTCAGATATTGTTTCGTAAAATATAGTTTTGTTTACAAATGGAGCTAAAAATTCTCCAAAAGGTCCATCTCCTGAAAAAGCAAAATCCATTAAAAATCTATCTATGCTTTGAGGATTCATTTTTTGTTCTTTTAATTTTGTAAAAGCTGCTCTAATAGGTCGAGTTACTGTATCATAGGGAAGGAAGGTAGATAAATCTACAACTTTAAATTCACCTTCATCATTAGGTTTTGTTACTGCAATTAAATTAGAATTTCTTTGAAATTCTGGAGCTACATATCTTCTATATCTATCCATTAAGTCTTCACTTATTCCTGTCACCGCTCCGTATATTCCTTTTGCAGCCATAGATGCACCACCAAGAGTTACAAACTGACCCATTAATCCTCTGTATCCCATTTCTCTTAACACAGGATCATCCGTAGCTATTTCTCTTAAACTAGTTCTCATACTTAAATAACTTGTTCTTGTCATTTCAGCAGGGAAAGATACGAAGTTACCAAGTGGTAATGTTCTTACTGCTTTAATAGCATCGGGTACCATACTATATGTTGGCATTGTATTTCTTACATACCATGCTGAAGCTTGTTTAACAGCTTCATCAAGATCCATTTTAGATCCATCAAATTTAGTTTTGCTTAATTTTTGTCCAGCCACCTCTCTAAACCATTTTTCCATTTTAGGTAAACTCTTACCAGAAAAATCTGTTAGATAAGATTTGTACCAGTTATAAGCATACCATTTCCAAACGTTATCTCCTCCTGCATAAACTCTACTAGCTGTTCTTAATAATCCTTTTGTCTCTAAATATTTTGTAAGTTGATCTGTATCTTTAATATTGTTTTTTCTAATAGCTCTTAACACAGCACCTAATTCAGCTGCAACTATGTTTTCATCTAATGCACCGTATTTAATTCCTTCATCTATATTTGCTAAAACTCTTTTCTCTGCTTCAGGTCCTAATTTTCCAGCATTAAAAATATCATCTACTGTCATTTGAATTGAGTTTTGTAATGAAGCTCTATTACCTAACAGTCCTCTGTTGATTACAAACATAGCTGCTGATGAAAAGTTTCTTGTTTGTGTAGCAGGAGACAATACAGTTTTACCATATTGAGCTGCAACTTTAAATTGTAGAAAGTTTTTGTACACAGGTAATTGTGCTAAAGCATCTAATGGTCCTTTAAGAGTTGTCATTCTATTAATCATATCTGCTGGGCCAAATAATTTACTTGCATCTGATTTTAATAAACCAAGTCCATCTATTTTTCCTACTCTTGTTACAGCTTTACCTAATTTATCTGCTGTAATTTCATATCCAAATTCAGCAGCTTCTCTTGTTTTAAATAATTGTTTAGACTGAACCAATGCTTGACCCAATCTATCAAACATAATTTTATTTGTGCTTTGCGTAGCTAAATTAGATACCGTTTGCAAAACAACATTTTTCATATTGTTTTCTTCACCCATTACTTTTCTAATTACATCGGGTAATTCTTCTCCTGTAGATATAACGTTATCTGATCTTAATTTCTTTTTAGATATTTCTGTAATAGTTTGAATAGGATCTCTGTTATCTGTTTTTGCAAATTCTATAATATCATTAACTTGATCTTTAGCTAATTTACTTCTAGCTACAGCTGCAGTTGTGCCATCTCTTCTAGCCATTTTTATAGCTGTTTCTTTTAAATCTTTATTTTTATTTATAACTCCTAGAGCAAATTTAACTGCATCTTTAAATTCTTTTGATGCTTCATTCACCGAGTAATTAGGATTAGTAAATACAGCATATGATTTTCTCATATAACCTTTAATATTATTTTCTAGAGATTCTTTTATTAAAGAATCACCAGGTAATAATTCTGCAAATGTTTTTTTAGTTTCTATTAATATTTTATTTAATGCTTTTGCTGCAGGTCTCAACTCTTTAGGTAAAGCAGATAAAGCTTTTTGATTTTTAAAATATTCTAATACATCATCAAGATGTTTATCTTGCAGTGATGGAGAAGCTAATTTACTATTGTATATTTTTTTAGAACCTTGCGCTAAATCATACGCTTTTTTTTCTAAACTATCTAATAATTTTTCTACTACTCTTGCTTTAGCTGTAATTTCTTTTTGTCCTCTTGTAGAAATAGCTGCAAGCTCTGGTGTAAATCTTGATATAGATCTTAAATAAGCTAAACCATTGTCTACTTTTTTTAATGAACTCTTTAATGGATTAGTGGAGTCAACACTAAACATTCTCCAGTTTTCAAATTTAGGTAACTCTACAGTTGTTTTAGTTAAACCTCCTACTTTACCTCTTGATACTAAAGGTAATAAAACTCTTGATGTAATTTGTGTTCCAATCGCTCCAGGCGCAGCTTGAATAGTTCTTCCTATTGCTGGTAAAACAACTTTATCTTTAGCTGCTAATTTAGATACAGGATTAATAACTGTAGCTTCAGCTACTTTACTTCCTATTTTTCCTACTGTTAATGTAGGTTTATATATTCCATATTTAAAACCTAAAGCTAATCCTTTACCTACAAGTGGTATACCACCACCAATAAGAGCTCCTTCTTGTCCATACTTTAATTTATTAATAAATCTAGCAGTAGCTAGATCTCTTCCCTCTAATCCTTTTTCATCTACTTTTTTTGTAAATAGTGTTGGCATATCTGCGTCAGACAATGCCATATCAGCTAGACCTAAAGATAACGCTCCTCTACCAGAACGCAAGGCTACGTTTGCTCCTGCTTTAAAATATTTATTTTTAATTTTACCTAAAGTTTTATTTGTAAGTTTAGATATATTTTTTAACTTTGAAACTTTATCAAGGTTTCCTAATATTTTAAAAGCAATGGTACTAGGTACACCATATTGAACTAGTAATGCACTAGAATCTCCTAAAAAAGTATTTGGATTACCATGTTTATTTAAAAACTTTCTAGTTGTTTCATCAAGTTTTTTTGTTAAGTTTGAATCAAAAACATAATCTATTCCTGCGGTACCAAATTCTAAAATTGATTTAACAGCACCCACACCACCTTTTACAATAGCTCTTTCTACTTCTCTAGCGGTGTCTCTTTGTTCATCTGTTTCTTTTATTACATCTTTATAAGGATCAGGTTGCCCTAATTCTTTTGCTTTCATTTCGTTGAATTGAATTATTGGACCAAAGCCAGTTGTAAATCTTAACCAAGATAATGGATTGTTAACTAATGTACCGGCTTTTTCTTCTAGTAAACCTTGCTCATCAGCATCTTGTAAGAGTGCTTTGAAATCCTTTTCTTTAGGGATTCTAAACATGTCAGACATAGATTATGCCTCCTGTGGTAGAACTAATTGTACTTGATATTTTTGATTGAACTGATCAACGTCAGTTTGTGTTCTAATTTGTGCAAAGTCTCCAAGCGCTTGATAACTATTTGCTAATAAAGTTACAATATCATCACCAATTTCTTTTGGTAATCTTGCTCTTATTTCATCATAAGATAACTGTTCTGGATTTACTGTCTCTTCAACATTAACGTCAGTCATACTTGTCGGAGTTTCAGTCATTATATTTACATCTTCAGTCACCGATCCACCTTCAGCAAATTGTTTTACAAATTGTTGTGTCATTGTAGCTAAATACTGCGCCTGTAAATCAGCTAATTTGTTTAAATATTCAGGATGATCCGCAGTAATTGGTTTGCCGTCACTACCTATTGCTGATTTAATTGCTTTTTTAGCTGCTCTGTTAGCTGATTTAATTAATTCTGTTTGTGAACCAAGTTTAAAGAAATCAGATACATCTAATCCTTTTAAAACATATAATTCTCTATCTTCATTATATTTTGCTGTAATTTCGTTTAATTTTTTTGTCTTTTCTTCTGGTTTTAAAGTTGTATCGTTATTAACATTTTCTCTTTTAGTTTCTGTTATTGAATCTAAAAGTATTTGTCTTGCTTTTAAATCACCTTGAGCTTTTTCCATACCTACTTTATATTCTACATCAGCAGCTGTTAATGTTCTTGCTAAATCTTCTCTTTGTTCCATAGCTTTTTGTTCTCTAGCATCCATTGATGTTCCAAGATCAACTCCTAATTTAGATAAAGGTTTTGAAGCTGCAGATAAAGTGCCTCCTAAAATACCACCTGTTTCTCCTGGTGCTCCTAATATATCTAGACCAGCACTAGCTATTCTTAAGTAGTCACCTCTAGATAAACCTTGTGTATTTCTTTCAGGTATTCTCTCTTTTATTGATTCGTAAATATCTACTACTCCAGAATAACCACCTGGGCCATCTACTAATCCTCTTTTGTTTGGCATACCACCATCAGCTAAACCTGAAGCGATCCCCGTTCCATAACTATCTACACGTCCACCTCTAAACATTGGTCTTCTTAAAATTCTACTCATTATCCTCTAATTGCTCCCATTAATCCAGCTGCACCAATACCTAGTCCTAACAATTGTTGTGTAGCACTTGGTGGAGGTGTTGATTGAACTTGTGTTGCTGCCGGGAAACCACCGATAACTGATGCTAATTGTGGACCGACTAATCCTAATTGTGTGTAATCTGCAAACGCTGTTTCTCTAGCTGCTTCTTGGTCCGCTGCTAATCTTGCTTGATCTAATTGTCTTTGTTGACCACCCATTTGAGATTGATACGTACCTAAACCTTGTCTTGCAACTAAATCACCTGCCGCTGCTGCTTGTGCTTGTTGAAATCCTTGTTGTCTTAAATTTGCTTCAGACATTGCTCTAGCAATATCACCTGTTGCTTGGTATTCTCCAATTGATGCTGCTTCTCTACCACCACCAAAAGCACCAGCTTGCGCTGCTCTTTGTCTTATACCAGCTAAACCTTTTTGTTGTTCTCTATCCATAGCTGCAAGCGAAGTATCAATAACTTCTTGCTGATAAGGTGACATGTAATCTTTGTAAGCTTGTGGTCCTACTAAAGCATCTAAACCTGATGCAGCTGTAGCTGCTTGTTGTTCTAATGCTGATTGACCTTGTACAAATTGTCTACCTGTATATGTAGATGTAGGAATAGGTGTTTTAAGAAGTTCTAAACCTTTATTCGTTATACCTAAACCGGCTGCTTCTACAAATGGTTCACGGAGTTGTCTTGTTATTGTTTCAGCCATTATTCTTTATCCTTTTTCTTTTTCTTTTCATTTAATTTTTTCTTTACTATACCAGTTCCTACTACTGCTGTAGTTCCAGCAGCTCCAACTTTACCTATATTTTTTAATATTTTTCCTGGACTTTTAATTAAGTTATCAGGATCTTCAGCACTTTTTCTATCTACAAAATCAAGTAAAGATTCTTTTTTAGGTTTTTTGTTTTTAACAAAAGCTTTACCTAATCCTTTTATCGCTAAAATAACACCCATTATACTTTTGCCTCCAGTTTGTGCATTGTTTCATACATACGTTTTGCTCCTTGGTTAACACTACCACCGCCTGCAGCTCTAACTGCATCGGCTGTCATTACAAATTCGTTCTTTGATAGTCTTGCAGGAACATCATCTGCTTTTTCTTTAGTTCCTTCAGGTATAAATCCACCACCTCTCATATCTTTATCCATACCTGTATTCAATAAATTTTTATTCATTATACCACCTTCAGCTTTTTTACTAAAGGTATCAATTACTTCATCATATCCAGCGTAAGGCGTATCATAAGGACCCATTCCAGCTCCTTCATCAAATCTTGTAAAAGTTTCTGCTCCTTCATCTAACATTCCTGAAGCTTTTAAACCTTTCATTCCACTTATAGAATCTCTATTTGCATCACTTATAAAGTAAGTGTTATCATCTAATTTTTCTACTATACCTTCTTCGACTAAACTATCTAAAGTTTTTTTACCTTTTTTTGATTTAGCTGTAACTTGTAATTCAAAAGAAGCTCCCGTGTCCTCTGCATAATCTGAGCTTCCTCTTAATTCTACATCATCAGTCATTCTTGATAATCTGTTAACTACCATAGTTTTTAATTTTGATAGTCCTTGCATACTACTTTTTATACCAGCTTTACCCAATTCCATTAATGCACCAACTTTACCACCACCAGCCATACCAGATCTAGCTTGTCTTAAATATGATGCAAAATCCATAGGTTCTAATCCTTGTTCTTCCATTTCAAAAACATATTGCTCATACATTTCTTCTATATCATCTTTGTATCCTGATGCTACTTGTGTTCCTTTTATACCTTGTCCTTGACTCATATCATCAAAAGCTTCTCTTGCTTTTTTAGCTGCATCTTCTGGTGAGAAACCTAAATCTAAAAACTCTTCAAAAAGTTTTTCTAAAAGTTCATCGTTTTGAGCGTTAGATACTTGTTCTCCATACTCAACGCCTTGATCTCTCATTAAATCCATAATACCTAAATCGTCTACTTGTTCTTCTATTTCTACTTCACCACCTCTAGCAAATCTTTTAAACTCTGTTGGTTCCATTTCTCCAAAACTTCTACCATATGCTTTTTGAACGCCGTCCATTGCAGTTGCTAAATGACCAGCTAAATTATCTTTATCTTCTTTTTCGGGAAAATTAAATACAAATTGACCTTTTTCATTTTTTGTTATAACAGGTTCTCTTTCCTCTTCATCTTCTTTATCTTTAGAAAAGAAATTTTTCATAGAAGCTTTAGCACCTTTATATCCTCTTGACACATTTTCTAAATAATTTTCGTCATCAAATATACCAAGTCCTTCTGCAAACCCTATTCTACCACCACCTGCGTAGCCATATGTATCTAACATTGTATTAACATAATCATCATCATAACCAGCATTTTTATAAATACCAAAAATTGCATTTCTTCTATCTACTTTACTAGCTACACCTTGTTCTAATAAATTTTTATTATACTGATCTATTTCATCTTGTCTAATTTCTGCAAACTTTGCAGATTGATCTAATGCTGTTTGTGCACCTATTGTTTTTACTGCACCTAAATTTCTTACAGCAGCATCTCCTTTGCCTGCTATATTAGCTAATTTTTCTGTAAAACTTAAAGCAGTTCCAGCATCGCCAACAGGTGCAAATTTTGTAGCAACTTGTCCTAACCCGCCTGATATTGCTCCAGGAGCCGCTGCTAAAATTCCTGCTCTTAATGGATTACCTTGTTCATCTGTAGCTGCAGACGTTGCTGCTGCTATTAATCCTCTTTGTGCTAATGCTGTTCCCAGTCCACTACCAAATGCTTTACCTGCTATTCCAGGTCCAAAACCTGCTGCAATATAAGGTAAGAACGGCCTAATCTCTTTAGGTATAATCTTCTTTGCTATTTTACGAACTGGTCTGAATACTTTTTTAAAAAATCCCATAATTTTTATTGTGTTATATAAGTGAAATGCAAGATGGCCACTCTTGATTTAAGCCAGTATCTTTCATTTTACTTGTTTTTTTACCTCTAGTCAATCTAGAATATATTACTACCTGCTCCTAAATTTATCTCTTCTACGGTTAATTTAACGTCTCTTCTTATGTGTTCTGCTTTAGTAGCTGTATCTGTATTTTGTACATCTGCTAATGCTTCTGCATCGGACATATACTCTTGACCTGTTTCCATGTTAGTTAAAGTAATTTCACATTTAGGTGTAATGACTGGTACCTTTTTACCATTAATTACTTCGTATCTAACTGAAGCTTCTGTCTCTACAAATGACATTATCTGTCCTCTCTATTTATTTCTAATATTGATGCAACCACGTCCACCGCTCCGCTAGCCGCTTGCACTTTTAGTATCTCATTTTCTTCCATAATCAAAGGTTCTGTTAACACTTGTTCTTTTAAACCAGAAGTTAAATTAACGTCATTGTCAATTACAAAAGCTGTGCCTGATGCATTAGTTAAAGTTACTTTTACAACTGCTGTACTTGCAGCATCCTCTGCCACGTTTATAGATTTAACAATAGCTCTAGAGTTAGAGGGTACTGTATACAAAGTTGTAAGATCTGTATTAGTTAAACTTACTTTATCATTTTTATATATATTTGCCATTTATCCTAATCCAAAGAAAGTGTATCTTTCAGAGTCTTCTTTTAATTGTGTTAAATATGTAGAGTTTAATTGTTCTATAATATTAGTTAATGCTTTATTAATTTGTCTTTGATTATCTTCACTATATTCTTTTTTTGGTTCTGGTAATCTTACTACTACTTTAGTCATTATCTTCTTCCATCTGGTTGTAGGTCAGCTTGAAATGTACCAAATCTCCAAGATTGTCCTGATCCTGTATTTTCAATTTTAAGCGCAGCATATCTACCACGAGCTCTTGTATCTACTTTAGTCGTAGTTGAAGTAATTGTAAAGGGACTTAAAGCTGTATTTGTATTAGGATCTGCAGGGTAATCCGCTACAGAAATAGTAACTTGTGCATCTCCTACTAAATTTTTAAAGTTAGGTAGAAATCTTCTCATAGCTAAAAAGTATTCTCCAATACCTTGATCTGTTTGTAAAGCAAAGTCATAAGATTGTGCAAAAGAAGTTAACACTGTTGTACTTCCATTTGGATTAATTTGATCTGTTCCTATTTCATGTTCAAACAATACACTTTGCCCTAATCCTGTTTCACCTATGATTGCAGGAAAAGTTCCTGTGTTAGAACTATTAAATGCTGTTGCATAAGGTCTAGGATATACTAGTGAATCAATCCAAGTTGTTCTAATTGAATTTGTGTTTGTACCTGTGTACCAATTACCCATAGGAACGGGTTGAGTTGTTTGTCCGTAGTTGTAAACTACATATCTATTATTAAAATCAGATCCTGTTGATGGATACCACCAAACAACTTCTGTAAATAAATTATTAATACCTGCATTAATTTGTTGACCTTTAGTTGTATCAATATCATCAAATACATAATCTTCTACACTACAAGGTAAAGTATTAACTGTACCATCAAACGAGAAGAAACCATTATTACCCATCCAATAAGCAACACCATCAATTTCAATTGCAGCGTTCTGTCCTATTAATCCACAGTTAGTTCCTACTTGTTCAAAGCCAAATGTAAAAGGCGCACCTACAAATTTCATTGTGTATAATGCATTGTCAGTCCATACTAGAATATTTTCTTTTGCAACCAAAGCTCCTACAATTTTTGTACCATCTTGTAATCTTTGTGAACCTGCTGTGTTAACAGCTTCTATGGTATATTCATTAATACTTTCATCAGCAGAAAATCTAATAAACATATCATCTTGTGTAGATGGAGTTCCAATAGTTATTTCAGTTCCAAAATGAATTAAGTGTCTTGTTGTTGGTGAAATTAAAGTTGTTCGTGTTGCAGTTGGATTATTTGTAGTTAAAAAAGTAGTTGTAGTTGTTGATGCTCTTGTTGTAAATCTAGCCGCGATCCCTGCATTCCAAGTAAATGTTTTACCATTTAATATTGTCGCTACAAGAACTTGTCCAAAAGAATTAAGTGACCAAAGGCCTGGTTCTAATGTAACCGTTGATGCTTCAACCGCACTACCAAATCCTGTAAAATTAGTTGCGTTTTGAACAACAGCGTTGGTACTATGTGCTTGACCATTTGATGTACCAGGAGTTGCTGTTCCATTTGTGCCTCTAGTAATACCTAAAAATTGTGTAGAATTTTTTGATGTATATGTAATTAATTCATTTGCTATTGCAATTGTTCCTGCAGTTGGAAAATCAGTAGTTGAATCTACAGTAACAGCGGTCCCCGACCCACCTGTACCAGCAGTATCTGCGCTTAGTGATCCATTTAATTCTGTTTGTACAACACCGGTAATTGTTCCACCATAGTTACCAATACCAAAACCATAACCATAAGATTGTTCTGCTGGACCCACAGGCTCGTAAGGTTTTAAAGTAATACTACCACCCGTTGATACTGTACCCGTTGCAGCTGATCCCATTGTAATTGTAAAAGTTGTTGGAGTTGGAACGCTAATAACTTGAAACTTCTTATCTTCAAAATCTGATGCTGAAAAACCTGTACCACTTGGTAAAGTTACAGCATCAAATAAAACTATACCACCTACATTTATTCCATGTGCGGCTGAAGTTGTTATAGTAACAGTTGTTGTAGAATTTGTTGAAAGTGTTGCACCTGTGATACTAGTTTTTAAAGGTGTAATATCAAAAAGTTGACCTTCAAAATAAACTAATAAAAATTTGTCTGTACCTAATGCTACATATCTATTGCCTTCTAAATCTACAAAAGCAAATTGTTTTCTAACTACACCTACAATAGTATCTCCAAGTAAAGACTGCCAACCACCAACTTTTTCTGGAAGTCCATATCTAAATCTAACATTATCTGAATCAACCCAACGACCTACTGCACCAACAGTAGTATCCTGTTTGTCAATTCCTGGCGCAAATTTAATTTGTTGAAGAGCCATATTTTAGCTCCTATGCTGTGTTTGTTTTATAAGCCCAACCTCTAGTAGCGTCTACATAAACTAAAGTAATAGATTGACCGTTTGTAGTTAATGTAAGATTACTAGTGCCTGTATTAATAGGTTGACCATTTCTATCTACTATTAAATTATTAGATCCAAAAGTTCCTCTTGTATCTATAATACTAACTTCATCACCTACAGCTGGCGAAGCAGGTAAAGTTATTGTAATTGGGTTAGCTGTTGTATTTGCAAAAATTTGTGCTCCTGCAACTGCTGTATAAGGAGAATTAGAATCAGTTATAGTTGCATAACCTTTTTCAATAATTCTAGTTGTTGTATTTGTTCCATCAGAAACACAAAGTAAAGATGCTCCTGGAGGTACAGGTTGAGCTGTACCACTAGCTGTTAAAACACTTAAAGTATTATTAGCAGTGCCTCTAACTGTTTCATCACTTATAATCCAAACTCTTTCAGAACTAGCTGGCATTGTTAAAGTTCTAGCACCACCTAATGTTCCAGATAGTTTTAAATAAATATTTTTACCATTTGATGTTGCACCATCTGTTAAATCTAAAGTTACACTAGCTCCAGCCATATTAATATCTAAATAGCCACTAGCGCTTTGTTCTAATATTTGTAAATTTGTATTTGTTATAGTACCCCAAAGACCAGCTTTTTCACCGGTTGCTACTATTTCTAATTTAAGATCTGATGAGTATGTTGATGCCATAATTTTAACTTGGATCTATTGGTGTCCAAACCATATTTGCTCCTGGTATAATTTCATTCCACGTAATTACACCTACGTCGTTAGTACTTAATGTCAAACCAGCTTTAGTTGGATTTACTAAAGCAGTTCCTGTTACTGTAACATTTCCAGTTGCTAACGTCAATGCGTTTCCTGTAACCGAAGCATTAGCGTCTGCCGTTACTGTAAATGAGCCTAAACCTAGCGATGTAGCATTACCTGTAACGGTAAAATTAGAATCTCCTGTAATGGTTAAAGTACCAAAACCTAAACTTAATGGATTAGGAGTTGCATCTTCCGTAATAGCATCTGCTATAATACCTACACTACCAATTGAAATACTTAATGCGTTACCAGTAGTTGATACTAGTACATCAGAATCTGGTCCTGATGTAGCGAACGGTAATGCTGATATTGCGTCAAATCCTAAACTCATAAATAATCCTTAAAAGGAGGCTGTAGGTATGGTGGAGTACAGCCCCCATTTAAAGATTATATTACTTTTTAAACCAACTTGGAAGTCCTAAATGAGGTCTTGTATCATTTATGTTTTTATCCGCATCTTTAGATTTTTGATCATTATAGTGCAGAAAAACTTGAGCACAGTTATCTCCTTTAAATTCTTCTCTCCAGTGTTCTAATTCCATACCTCTATAAACTAACATATCACCAGGTTTTAGATTAACTAAAATACCTTTGTTATTACTAGAAAATGTTAATTTTTTACCATCTGGTGCACCTACATTTTTCTTTGGTTCTAAATGTATTGGCCAAGGATCACCACCTAGGTTAAGTGTTGTAGATATTTCACAACTAAATCTATCTTTGTGTCTTTCCAAGATGTCACCAGCTTTATATATTCTAGCATAAGAATAAGTTGGATTTAATTTAAGTCCTGTTTTCTTTTCCATAATAGGTAAAGTTCTCATCAATAATGTTTCCATAGCTACATCTGCATAATGAGAATAAGTATTTTTAACTTGTGGATCTGACCACGTTCCCCATTCTGTTGTAAACTGTGAGATATACCTTTGATCAAATAAAGTTCTAGCAACAGTTCTTTTAAGTAAGAAGTAATTGTAAACAAATTCAGCTATGTCTTTAGGTACAGCTTCTTTAATAACTATATATTTATTTTTTTTGAAGCTCATTTAATACTCTTTTCTTTTGATATTGCTGTTTCAACAACTTTAATATTCCAATGTATAAATCTAAATGGTTCTATTCCAGCATCTACTGCGAACTCGTGTGGAACATAACCTGGAAATATAATCATCGTTCCTGGTTTAGGTTTGTAATGCACTTGACTTGTACCCAGTGTAATTTGTGATTGATCTTTTGAAGGTAACTTTGTCATCTCTGCACCAGGTCTTGGTTCATGAAAAATAGGGTAAGATGTTTTATCACTACATTTTAAAAAATAAAATCCTGATACATGTTGATTCCAATGTTGATGTGTAGCATGATGACCACCACCTCTTTTACTAAATTCTTGTACCCAAAATTCTGTAAAGTGTAAGCTATGATTTTGTAAATTAAATCCTTGCCAATCTAAAAACTCAAAGGATCGTTGACCAATGAACTCTACTAGATCTTTAGCTTTAGGGTCTTGTGGAAAACTTTCACTGTGATTTGATAAACCAAAATCTCCTATTTCTTTCTTCCATTTAGGATCATTTTTTAATTTATCTTTTATTAATTTTTCACCTTTTTTCAAATATTTATCTGTTAGATTAATTGCGTTTTTCAAAAACATTGGAGCTTCTGCAATCCAAATTGGTGTTTGAAAATAAAACGCAGCTTTAAAATCTACGTGTCCTTTTGGTTTTTGTGGTGTACTACTGCCACCTTGTTTTATATTATTCATATTATTTAAATGGATAACCTAGATTCCATATCACTAGACTATTCCTCTCTCCTTTAGTTACGGGTTTAACTCTATGCCATACAAATGAAGGGAATACAACCAAAGAGCCTTTTGGTAATATTTCTGTACACGTTCTTAAATTAGGTTTTTTATCAGGATCTTCATTCCTTAAATCAAACTCTAACTCTCCACCTTTGTATTCTTTTGGATCTGTTAACGTTACGGTTACAGATAGTTTTCTTATCTTTCCGTTTGCTGGTCCTTGATGAGGATAAGGTTTATCCCAACTATCACAGTGCCAATCATAATACTGACCTTTTTTATATATTGTAAACTGACAAGATTCTGACCAATCCCAATTAAAGTTCCAACCTGCATTTTCATTTGCCATTGTAACATAAGGTTGAATTTCTTTGTATATCCATCTATCGTTCATCCAAACAATATTTGAATCTCTTTTCTTTTGTATATTTTTTATTTCGTCTTTTGTGAGAGGTTGTTTTTTTAAATCTCTATCTCTACCATAACCACCTGTAATAGCTGTTTCTTCTCTTTTTTTTTCTGCTTTACCATATTGAACAATCATATCACAAATTCTTGGTGGTATTGCAGATTCAAAGTACCAATAGTGATTAGATATATTCATAGTTAATTGTCAAAATTATATTTAAACCAGTAGAAGTATTCGGTGAAAAAGAATATTTATTAGTAGCTGGAAACATTATAAAGTGATTATCTTTTATAGGTAAATGCCAAGTTCTATTTTTTCTTCTGTTATCATCGTATTCAATAATACATTCTGAAGAACCTTCTTTAACATCTATACCATAAATAAGAGTGTAGTCTGGTGAATTAAGTAGATCAACTGGATCAACTTGATGTCTTGTCCAAGACTTTTCTTTAGGATGCATAACATTGCCGTGCATATTTTTTTGCACTAAAGTTTTATCATAATCTAATCTCCAATGATCTCTAACGTAATCTTGCATCCATTGTAAAGGTTGAGAATAAGGAACAACATAATCATCAAAAGCATAGGTTTGTGGATTAGTGTTGATTCTGTTTTGTTTTACGTAAGATTCTATAAGATCGTTTCTTATTTTATCACGGTCAATCTCAAAGCCTTTAGGCATTTGAATTTCGCCTGTATAAAGATCTACTTCTGTTAATACTTTCTTATGCATACCTATCTAGTATGTAATAAACTCTAATTAAAATGTCAAGTGAATTAGGCTTTTATATCTTCTATATCCCAAGATTGACCAGACTCATTCCAGTTATATATCCAATGATGAGTTACAGCATCATTTTGAGATTGTTGTTCAGCTGTTAATGCTGGTGCATCACCTATTGGTGATTTCCAACTAGCTGTAGGAACATCTAATATCCAACTAGCGTAAGGTTTTTTAGCAATGAAAATATCGTTATCTTCATCGTAAGTCATACCTATGCCTGCGTAGTTACCTCTTAAAGGTGTTCCGCCTTCTTTATGTTGTCCACCAGATGTATTGTAAGATGTTTTTTTCCATAGAGGCCAGCTGTGGATTCTTTCCAAAAACTGTCTTCCTACTTCTTCATCTTCAACACCACTAGCGTTTTGACAATCAGCATCAGCTACAACTTCAACGCTGATAACTTTACTGTTTATTCCTAATTTTGCGTAATGTGCCATAATGTTTCTCCTTATATATTATTTGTTAACTTATTTCAACTATTGAAATTTATATCTTATTATTCCTATGCCGTAAATGTTCCACTTCCTGTAAATACTCTAATTGTGTCTGATCCACAAGTTCCTGTTGCATTTCCACCTGAACCTCCGCTTGCTGTTGCGTGACGAATAACAACTATTCCTGACCCACCTGCTCCACCAGCTGCATAAGGAGATGGAGTGTGTCCTGCTCCACCACCTCCACCAGTATTAGCTGTTCCAGCAACGCCAGGAGTTCCTCCTCCACCACCATAACCACCATCAGAAGTAGTTGACCAACCTCCACCTCCACCACCAGCAAAATATCGTCCTGGACTTGTATTACTTGGATTAGGTGCTACACCATAAGAAGATGCTATTGGTGATGAACCAAAAATTGTATCTGCAGAACCAACTCCACCATCACCACTAGTTGCACCTGATCCTCCTGGTTGTCCAACAGCTCCAGCTCCACCGCCTCCACCACCGTTTTGAGAGTTTGGACCATTATTTCCTGGTCCACCATTGTTACCTTGAGATGGACTTACAGGAGGTGTGTTACCAGTTCCTCCTGGTCTTCCATTTGATCCTGATGAAGTACATTTTGCACCACCACCACCTGAACCACCTGGTAAACCGTTACCTTGCGGAGGTGAAGATGGACCAGGAAAACCAACTGCTCCACCTCCACCACCTGTTGATGTTATTGTACTAAAAATTGAATTTGATCCATTATTTCCACAACCACAAGGAAAAGTAGTTACAGTTCCACCTGTTCCTCCAGCACCAATTGTAACTGGAATAGAATCTCCTGCACTAACTGAAAAAGTTTTTGAAGCTATTGTTCTAAAACCACCTGCTCCACCACCACCTTGACCAACACCACTATTACTTGAAGCACCTCCAGCACCACCAGCAATTACTAAATATTGAACATTGTAGGTTTGAGGTTTTAATGTTGCTCCACATACGTTTGCATTATCAATAGCAATCCAACCTTGAGGTGCACCACTATAAATAACTGTAGCCGACATTCTCTCATCTTTTAAGTCTAAATTATTACAAGCACCTTTTATTTTAGAACCATTTCTATTTAATGTAACAGCGTTAGTATCAAAAGTTCCATTTAAATCTGCTATTGAAACTATATCTCCTGCTGAAGGTGAAGCTGGTAAAGTTACAGTTACTGCTCCTCCTGAAGTGTTTACAAAATATCCATTGCCACTTACTGAAGTAAATGGACTTGTTTTAGCTGTTGTACACCAGTCTACTGTTCCTGTTCTACCAAAACCTGTTTGTGTAGCACCACACGCTAAAGTTACTGCTGTGCCTGGGCCACCTAATGTAAGTGTGCTTCCTGATCTTTTTTCTATTTTATTTACTTTAATTGTACTCATAATTATTGAAACTTATATCTTATTATTACCACACCAGACCCACCTGTTCCACCCGTACAAGGTGCACTGCCAGAATATTGTGCGCCACCACCACCTGTGTTAGCTGTACCTTTACGCGGAAAATTTGGTGAAGGTATAGGATTACCTGTTCCCCAACTTGGGGCTCCACCACCTGCTCCTCCTGAAGCATAACTTGGATTAGGTTGACTTAAAGAATAAATACCACCGCCAGCTCCACCAGCAAAATATCTTAATGGTGCACTTGGTCCTGGAGTACCAGCAGCTGGATTAATCTGTGTTCCTGCACCATCTCCACCATTTCCACCTCTAGGGCTAGTACCAGATGATCCGGATGCACTTGCTCCACCGCCGCCTCCGGCTCCAAGTTGAGGAAAAGTTGGACTGTTTGCTGGTCCACCATTATTTCCTTGAGGGGGACTTACTGGAGGTGTATTTCCTGATCCACCTGTTGCTGCACCGTGAACACCACCACCACCTGAACCTCCTGGTTGACCTGCAGAACATGGAAATCTACCACCTCTACCACCTCCGGCAGAAGTTATTGTTGTAAAAGTTGAATTAGAACCATTGGTCTGACTAGGAAAAGGACCTGTAGTAGTTCCGCCTGCACCTACTGTAATTGGGTAAGTTTGAACTGATAATGTTATAGCTGAACAAGGTGTTGCAGCTAAAGGAGATGCTGTGTAAGGATCAGTAGAAAGTTTACCTTCTCTAAATCCACCGCCACCACCTCCACCAGCAATGTTGTCACCACCTGATCCACCGCCTGCTACAACAAGATAAGATGCTTTATCATTTGCTGAACATTGTGCTAAATTTGTAACAGCAAAACATCCACTTGAAGTAAATGTATGAATTTTATAGTCACCTGATTCTGTTATTGTTCCACCTGTTGCAACTACAAACGGAATTACTCCTCTAACATTAGATGTTGAATCCATAGTATTAATCCAACCTTGTGTTGAATCTACATATACCAAAGTTACTGATTGACCTTTTGTACTTAAAGTTGCATTTTGATTTAATGAACCAATTTTTTCTGTTCCATTGGGTACAATTGTTAAATTATTTGTTGCAAAAGTTTCTGCATAATCAGCTACTGAAACAATAGCTCCAACAACACCTGCTGGTAAATTCATATTGAAAGCACCACCTGTTGTATTTGCAAAATAACCTTCTCCATTTGCTGCTGTAAATGTAGCTGTTTTAATACTTCCTGTCTGCCAATCTACAGTCCCTGTTCTACCAAAACCTGTTTGTGTTGCACCTGATGCAAGATTAACAGCACCACCACATCTACCTAATGTTACTGTTGCACCATCAACTACAATCGTTTGACCAGAACCTGATCCAACTGTAGTTGTTGTTCCACATTTTTTAATGATTGTTGAATCATCTGAAACTTTATTTATATTATCTACTTTAATTTTACTTGTCATAATTATTGAAATTTATATCTTATTATTACTATACCTGATCCACCTGCCATACCAGAACCTCCTGCACCTCCACCTGCATTAGCTGTACCATTTGTTCCATTTCCAGGAGCAGGGGGTGCTGAATTTGCAGTTCCTCCACCACCATATCCACCTGTATTACCACTACCATTAGCGTATCCTCCACCGCCACCACCACCAGAATAATATCTTAATGAACCACTTGGTCCTGGTGCTCCTATTGGAGCTGCTGTATTAATTGCTGTTCCTGCGCCAGCTCCTCCAGGTCCTCCACTTGGGCTTGATCCACTACCTCCTGCAGCACTTGCTCCACCGCCGCCTCCGGCTCCAAGAGCTGGAAAACCTGTACCGGCACCACCTCCGGGTTGACCTTGTGCTGGACTAACTGCAGGAATATTTCCTGCACCACCTCCACCAGGAACATTACCACCGGCCCCACCACCTGAACCTCCTGAAACAACGGCAACTGATGGTGCACCACCAGATGCTCCTCCACCTGCACTTGTTATTGTACTAAAAATTGAAGTAGTTCCACTTGATCTTGAACAACCACCTGCTCCACCTGCTCCTACTGTAACTGGATATGTTGTTGCTGCTGCAATTGTTAAAGCTGAACAAGGTGTTGCAGCTAAAGGTGACGCTGTATATGGATCGGTAGAAAGTTTACCTTCTCTAAAACCTCCTCCACCTCCACCACCACCTAGATTTGGATATGATCCGCCACCGCCTGCAACTACTAAATAAGAAATTTTATTATTAGCTGGAGTAGGGGCTGTTGTAACTGCAAAACATGAAGTAGAAGTAAAAGTGTGAATTTTATAATCTCCACAAGTTGTTTCTGTTCCACCTGCTGCTGTTATAAAACTAGGAACACCTGATACGTTTAAAGTAGCATCATTAACTTGTTTCCAACCTCTAGTACCATCTACATAAACTAATGTAATAGCTGCTCCTTGAGCAGATACTATACCATTAAAACAACCACCATTAATTTTAGAACTATTTCTACAAATAGTTAAAGCATTTGTTTGAAATGTAGAAGCGTAATCTGAAAATGCTACAATGTCGCCTGCACTTGGTGATGCTGGTAAAGTAACTGTAACTGCTCCTCCTGTTGTATTTATAAAATATCCGTTACCACTAACTGATGTTAATGGAGAAGTCTTGGCAGTCGTACACCAGTTAACTGTCCCTGTTCTACCAAAACCTGTCTGACTTGCACCTGAAGCTAACGCTACAGTTGCACCACATCTACCTAAAGTTACAGTAGTTGCATCTAAAACAACAGTTTTACCTGATCCACCACCTGTTGTAAGTGTTGATCCTGATTGTTCTGTTATTGTATTTACTTCTATTTTAGACAATGACTAATACTCCTGTTACTGTGATTGTTCCAGGTATAGTGATAGGACCTGCAAGAACTCCGTTCTCAACAGTTTGTGTACCATCAATCGTACCTGCTTGATTTTTTATAAATTCATCCGGTGATGTCTGTCCTCCAATATATTGGATTCCATTTACTATTGCCGTCATAATACTCCTTACGAACTAATTGTATCGATGTACGAAAGAACCACGTCTAAACTACTTGCTGTATCAGAGACTGCTTCTAACGTATCACCACTAGCTAAAACAATTTTTGCTCCGCCTTGAATTAATTCAATAGCAGAATTTGGTGGAACACTAACGCCTTTTGCTAAAAAGTAATCAGCTCCGCCTTTAGCAATCTTAACATCAATTGCAATTGTTGATGTTAAAATATTACAACATCTAATACCAATAACTGCATCGTAGTTTCCACCCGCTAACAATGTAGTATCTGATGTTCCAATTGTTCTAACTAATACGTTTCTAAAATCTTGTGCCATATTTTTTTCCTATAATGCAACGGCCATTGCTAATGCAAAACCATTACTTGCTGCTCCTACTGGATTACCTGTTGCATCCAGATAAACCGATTTGCTAGCTGGTAATGTACAGAATACATCTTTAGTGCCTGCAGAAAAATTTACTGCTGCATCTGAATTAGAACTGGAGATAACTGTAGTTCTAGTTAGATTCGCACTTGATCCGTCTAATGTACCTAGACCAACTTCAAATTCACTTGTTCCTTGATTAAATATACAATAGTAAGTCGTATTGTTATTTCCAATACCTTGTGCAAAAGTTTCAAAGCCAGTCACTGCTGCTCCAAGTGCAAACGCACCTGTACCAGTAGTTGTGCTCGTTACTTTTACTCTATCATTTATTACTAACGCCATAAATTTTTTCCTTAACTCATACTTATAATTGCATTTGCCGGTGTTGCTGGATCAGGGAAAGCAATTGTAAACGTACCATTAGTTGCCGTTTTACTTCCGCCAAAATCTAATACAACACATAATTTATCTGATTTGTCATCATTATAAATAGCTGCTCCTGCTGCACTAAATGTAGCACTAGCTATTGATGAATCAGCAAAGTCAACAGATGCTACTGCAGTACCTGAAGCAACCGCTTGTGAACCTAAAACTTTTCCACCTGTTGTATAACCAGAACCACCTCCAGAACTTACTTCATTTGCAGTAAGATAAGTTGTGCTTGCTGTGCTATATCCAGATATAGTTGTGTATAATGCTATTTTAAATGAATCTCCGCCACTTGCAAAATTATGTGTTCCCGAAAAGAGTTCTCCTCTAAATGCGAACGGTATTATATTTGCCATATTTTATCTCCTTATTTATTTATTACTTGATGGATTTTTGGATTCTAAAACGGTACGAATAACCCCATCTTGATATTCGTCTCGGCGTCTTCGACCTTGTTGTTCGATCGCATACGATAGTAAAGCTTTTTCATAAGCTTGTGAATAGTATTGTAACATATCTGCAGGACCTTTCAAGTACCCATATGCATTCACAAGAGATCCATATAGAATAAGATCTTGATATTTATTTGATAAAAAGGTTCCAGTTCCACTAACTGTGGCATCTGTTAAACTAACTGGCTCCTTATTATAGGCTAAAGTGATACTATATGTTTTATCAGGAGTAGGTGCTACTACCCAAAATTCTTCGTCCCAGTTAGCATAATATTTTGGTATATCTACAGCTGCTGTTCCAGGTGTAGAATAATATTCTGCCATAAAACTAGTGTCTCTTTGCTCTAAATAAAATTGATTTCCTGCTGAATCTGTAAGTTGAGCATACCTAATTAATCTTAAATCTGCAGGTATCGTTACATATCGATTACCTACAATTAAGCTTGATGTTGCGTAATGTCTGTCTTGATCTGAATCGACTTCTCTATAAATTTTATTTTCTGCGTTTTGAATAAGTCTATTTACAACAGAATCTGTAAAAACATTACTTCCTACTTCTGTGTAACCTCTAATATCTGTTTGTAAATCTGTTAAAGTATATGCCATTATCCGTTTACTACCTCAAGTGTTACTGGTCCTGCTGAACAGTTATCTCCTCCACCTTGTATATTACCTGACGTTGCATTACTAGTGCTTGTTATATAAAAATAATTTATAGGAGTTGTTAGTGAATCTGTTGTCGTAGCTCCTGTAACATTTCCTGTTGAATCAATTTGACCCAATGCAATAGTAAAACCATTTGCATTATTTAAATCACTTACATTATCAAAGGTAGGTATATTTATAAAAGCTTGTAGATTTCTTTGATCAGCTTCATCTGCACCTCCTGCACCTGCGGTTGTTACAATAGGTGGTCCTCTAAATCTTACAATGTCACCAGCTTTTCTTTGATGATCTTCTGAATAAATATTTACATAAGTTGTGCCACCATAAATAATAGTTGTAAATGGATTGGGATCTAACAAAATTAAACTAGCAACTGATGCAGGTTTTGGTCTTGGATTATATAAAGCTATTGAATCTGATCCAACAGGTTTTGGTTCAAGTTGTGGTTGCTTTGCTTCATACTCTGAAGTGTGAACTAAAGATCCATTCCATTCTCTAACCATTTCTGTATAGGGAAATGCCATACCTGATCTATCTGATATTGCTAATGATCTTTTACCCGATGCATACTTACCCATTATACTCCATCTCCATAAAATGTTTGTGGTGAAATGAAACTAGATGTACCTTGATTATCTGCATCAAGTGCTCTTAACATTTCACTTTCATAAATTCTCTCTAACTCTTGTGTTCTTTCAGGTGAAACTTTCATACTTAAATAGTATGCAAGTCCTGACATCATACAAGGATAAAATCTATTTACTACATCTGCTGTGTGAGAATAACCACCAACGTCTTGTATCTTTGCTAAATAATAAAAACAAAATTGAAAACTACTTGGTGTAGTTGTACTTGATACACTTGAACTTGGTGTTGTATATAAAAAAATACTTGGGTTTAATTTTCTCTCTACATAATATTGTGAAGGAGTACCTTTAGATAATTTGTTTGGTGTTTGTGAATATGTGGATCTATCTATTTTTGTAAGTGCAACATCTACTGGTGCTGTTGTTGTTGAATTGTTTCTATAATAACCTTCTAAAACATCACTTATATCACTTGGAAAATTAGTTGAATCACTTGCAAAACTATATTCAGCTTGACCTTCTATTAATGGTACTTTCGCTAATTTTACTTTCCATAAATGTACACCTCTATTTCCCCATTCTTGAAAAAGAATATTTAATGATCGTCTTGCAGATCTTAATTGATAACCTGTTCTTGTTCCTAATACGCCTGTTCTTTCGTAAGCTTCCTCAATAATATCATCCATTTGAGGATCAAATTCAGTAGTGCCTGATGTAGGTGCAATGGTTTGAGCAGAATTACCCATACCAGCATGAACTGTACAATAATAAAATAATACTGGAGCGCCGGTAGTTTTAACTGGTGCAACATTAATTGTTGTATTTGATCCTGCATTTCCAGATGCTCCGGTAGTGGTTACACCTGTTGTATAAGATGCTGTTGGACTATTATTAGGATTTGTAGAAAATGCAAAAATGTGTGTATCATTACTACTATCAGAGGTATCAAAGATATATGTATTACCTTCTTGTAAATAAAGTACAGGAGCTAACTCTCCGTTAATATAATATCTATTACCGGTTCCATATTGAGTTGTCCCCGTCGCTACGGTGACTGTGTAAGTAATTGTAGCCACAAGTTGCTCCTATTAGCCGCCAGTTATTGTTAATGTAACACTTCCACCTGAACCTGCTAAATTGTAAACAATTCCTTTATCAAAAAGAATTCCAGAACCTGGTACATAAACTTCTAAACCTTCTGTTCCAAAATTATAAGTTGCTACTAAATTACCTGCTGCAGCTGCTCCTGAAGTTGCTACATTATATAAAAGTAAAGTAGAACTTGCTATTCCTTTTCCTTGAATAGAAGTAACTCTAGCTCTGCCTGCTCTTGATAAAGTATCAGCACCTATTGTTGCTAAGTTAAGGGTTGTTTGATCACTTGAGTATGATGACATATTTTCTCCTGTTAAATTTTATGTGGGCCGAAGCCCACATTAATTATTTATTACGCTATTGTTGCACCTTGAACTGAAGTTGCAACCCAACCAATAGTACTATTCCAAACTAAAGTAACTGATTCAGCTACTGCATCGAAAGCAACTGTTGTTCCACTTGCAAATGTAACTGGAGTAACTGTTGCAGTTCCGCCACCATCAACAATCATGTTAATGATTTTAACTTGTCCTGAAGTTGTTCCATCAGCTAAAGTTACTGCTGCAGCTCCGCCAGCTGTAGTAAGTTCTGTTATTAAGTTTGTAAGATCAACAGCTCCTGCACCAGATAATGTTTGCACACCACCTGTAATAGATGCTCCGTAAGTAGCATTAGTTGTAACTGCACCTGTTGATGTATTTTTAGTTATTGCTTCAAAACCGTTTTCCGATCTTACCGGTCCTGAAAATGTTGTGTTTGCCATGTTATATTCCTCCTAGAATACGTAAATATAGTCCTCTAGGGATGTCGACTATACGCGTCTATATTTACTTGTTTGTTATTAATGTATAGTAATTAAGATATATATGATTTTTATATAGAGTGCAAGAAGGTTATATATGAAGAGGAATACAGGTACCCCAATCTATAAACGTCGGTTCAGCTAGATCTTTTCTATCATACACATCAAAAGCAACACTAATTCTAGGGCTTTTAGATAATGTTGTGTCTGTATAATGAGGCAAATATGTAGGAAAAATAATCATTTCACCTGGAATATTTTCTATACACCAGCCTTGGTTTTCACAAACTGAAAGGTAATAGGTGGATGTAGATTCTGCTTGAATAGTTAAATGGCCACTTAAAAAGCTTTTTTCAGAATCTAACAAAGAGCGATGTTTATGTTGACCTATTTTTTCATCTTTCCTTAAAACATTAAACCAACAAATAATCCATAAATCATTGGTAGGAATATTCTTTCCTTCTTTATTAAATTTATTAACACACATTCTTATATTTTTTATTATATGTTCTTGTAATCCTTTTAATGCAGAGGATTTAAATTTTAAAAAATTAAAAAATTGATATCTTGCAGTTAAACCATTAGTTAAACCTGTACCTCCATCGTGAGTTGCGGGATATTTATTTATTATCTCTTTTTCTTTTTTTAATAAAAAAGACACTGATTTTTTTTGATCAAAATTTAATTTATCACTTTTCCAAAACCAATAAGGAACTTCTAATCCTAGAGAGGATTTATTTTCTGTGGTTTTTAAATTAACCCAATTTAAACCTAAACCTGCTTTTCTTTCTTTGACCTTTATCATTCTAATTAATAAAACATACAGTAGATTTTAATAGAGTGCAAGGGATTGCGTTGTGAATGTACGTATTTCGACGATGTAGCGTTTTATTAAGTAGCTACTGATACTTCGGGTGCTGCACCCTCAATTTTATTTGTCTGGTGAGCTCTCATAGCTTCGGCCATTTTTATATCGCTTATGACCTCTCTTATTTTATGGTCTATCTTGACCATGTCGAGAGTATATCTACCCTCTTTAAGATGCTCCTGCTCCCAGTTCAACTCCAGTGACCTTTTCGCTTTGTAAAGGTCTGATAAGTTTTGCATCGTGGATCTCCTCATAAGTTATCCATTTTTTAGACGAACTTGTAAATCCGTCTTTTTCCCATTTTACACCTTTTTCTCCTAGTTTGTCAACTATTGAATTTTCAATAGCTTCAGCACTATCCTCACACGCTACTGTAAAACGCGCATGATACCCATATGCTCTTATATTAACTAGAAAATTTTTCATGATTACTTAAGTATACTCTTTAATAGTTTGTCTTTCAAGTTGCTAAATCTATAAAATAAACCTTGATGTTCTGCATAATTATAGCCTTTATTTTTAAAAGATAATTTTAACTGTTTATCAGTTTCAAAGGTAATATAGCACAAAGGAGTGCCTTGAGGAATATATAAATGATTTTGTTCTTTTTTAATAGGTATAAATACATTCATTTCCATTGGTTTTTTACAATTTATTATTCCTGGTATGACTTCAAAGTCATTCATGTGCCACCATGCATTAGAGATCATTGAAACATAATCACATTGAATAGTAAAAGAAGGACCAAATTTTAATATATGAGCATAATCACTATTTGCATAATTAATAAAATCCCAATCAGGGTGATGCATAAAATACTTTGTCCAATCAAGTCCTCCCACACTACCTCTTATTTCATTTGGTTCTATAAATAATTCAATGTCGTATGGAGATGTAAACAGGATACTTCTTTTAAAAAGATTTATAAATCCAGAACAAGTTCTAATTGTTGTTTTAGATCTTATTCTTCTTTTTTGATTATCAAAAAAACTACTTGGAATATCTTTGAAATATTTTGGTAAATTGTGTGGAAAAGAAACTAAATGATTCTTTAAAATTTTTGTAGGTATTACATTAGATTGAACTATAATCTCTTTCTCTCTCACAAACATACTTTTATATAGCACAAAAAAAAGGGGCCCGAAAGCCCCTTTTTAAATATTAGTTTTAACGATTATACAGCGTTAGAACCAAAGATACCTCTAGGGTCTGAGAATCCGAATACGTATCTCTCTCTAGCTTTGTATCTTACGTTTCCTGTGTCAAAGTCACCTTCCATTGAAGTTTTGATAGGTGCTCTAACAAAGTGTTTAAGACCATTAGGTACATCTGTTTTAAGAAACCATTTTTTGTTAGATGTTAAGTAGTGGTTCACTGTGTATCCTTGAGGAACCATTCCCATATTTCTAACAGCATTGATATCGTTATCAGCTGTGCCAACTCTGCCTGCAGAATTCATAAGTCTGTCAGCAGTAAATTGAAGCGCAGAAGGAATAATTAATTTAGTTCCTTGTGCCGCAATTTTTAGGCCTCTTTCATCAGTAAACGCAGCGACGTCGATTAACGCCTGTTCTAATGATGTTTCGTTTAAGTCAGAAGCGACTGCTAATTCATTTGAAAACGTACCAGCTAGTGTTGGGTGAACAGTTGAACATAATTCAACTCCATCGCCACCAGCAAAGTTCGCATCAAACGCATTATTTAATACCGCTGCTGCTTTTACTTGCTTCGTGTTTGCCATAGATCTTGCTAACGCTTTTGTATATCTAGACGCAAGTCTGTCATACAAGTTATCTTCGATAGCTTCTTCTGTGATTGCAAACGCTAACGCAATTGTTTCGTTTGTGTAACGAGCTGTGTAAGTCTCTTGCGCATCATCGAATGTTACGCCTTGACCTTCAGGTTTTACAGCTGCATTCGCAAAACCACTTAACATTACTTCCTCTTCGAAAGCTCTGTCAGATGTTTCTGTGTCGAATATTTCTGCATGCTCGTTAGCATAGTTTTTATACTCTAGTCCGAATAGTGCATTCAGACCAGGCTCTAGTTCTTTAACTAGTTGTGCTCTTGATATTGCCATAGTTTTATACTCCTATTCTTATTAGTTTACGCCATTATACAGGTTCGAACGACCAGCAATAACTACGATTTGGTTTGATCCAACCGCTGTGTTATCTTTGTTCTCTGGATCGTCTGCAGATCTCACAAGTTTAAACATGTGAGTAGCATCCGCTCCGCCGCCGATATCTAAAGTTACAGTCGATTGACCGTCTTTAGCATCCGTTGCTGTAAAGCTGTTAGTGTTATAGCCAGCATCGCCGTACATAGCTTGAGTAACTGCCGCATCCGCTTTGATTACGTATTCTTGAAACGGATTGTCATTTACAAAACCTAGACCGTCGTTGCTGCCCGTATTATAGTCAGTTCCAAATGTTGTGCTTGCTGCTACTGAATTTGCGAACGTTGGTTTTTTCGTTGTACTGTTTACGAAGAAACAGCCGTTGAAAGAACCAATAAGAGGAGCATGACCTGTATTTACATACGTTGCTCCACCATTTCCACCATCGTCAGTAGTTGCGAAACTTGCATCTTGTAAATAACCTTGGTCACCACTTGCATCTTGAAGTGATACTGGATTATTTTTGAAGATACCAACACCTAGGCCTGATTTGATTTTGTATTCAGATTGACCTGAAGTCGCTGGAGTATTTCCAACAACCATAGTCGTTCTTAAACCAAAACCAGTTGTACTTGCATTTGCCATAGTATTTGTTTCCTTTTTATGTACCTGCCTGTGAAGGCTTCCGGTACGGTTTATTGTTAATTTGTTGGGTAGGAATTACTAAATAATTAGCTTTTCTTTGTACCACCAAAAGTTACACGGGATTGAGAATCACTGCTGAAACTCATTCCTGATTGCTTTTCCTTCATAAGATCGTTATTAATTGCTTCATCTTTATCTCTAGTTTGCTTATTGTAATAAGCTTCTATTTGAAGCGCGATCTCTTCTGGTATCCTTGCGAGCAAAAGGCCTCCTACTTGTATAACTCCTGCGTATTTACCGTCGTTAGACGTTGGATAATCAGAATCCGGATATTCATCAGATCTAACTAATTCATATCCTTCTCTTAATGATGCTGCTACATTTTTTGTATCATTGTATCCTAATGTTTCAGCTCTTATCCATCTGTGCCTATAACCGTCTGGCGCAGGGGGTGCATCAAGTGATGAGGGTGGAGTCCATACTTTTTTATGAGAAGTTTTTTCTCTAGTTTGACTCGCACGTGAAGTTTTTATTTTATCGTTTTCCATATGCTTATACTCCTTCCGTGATTTTTAATTGTTTTGCATAATCTTCAAGTGGCACACCTAATCTTTTAGCTATTGCTACCTGTGAAGGTGTGAGCTTAACAGTTTTTTTGCGACCTTGTGGGGCTGATCGTTTAGCCGAAGCTACATTTTGAGCAGGTTTTGCTCTTTCTGTAGTTGTACCATCTATCTTATCAAATTTTTGCGGAAATTCAAGTCTTATTCTTTTATCAACTTCTGCATAGTATTCGTCAGATTTAGGATCATATCCTTCTGATTCCACAAGTTTTTTATGGATATCAAAAGCCGTATAAGTCATAGCTGAATCGTTACCAAACCAACTATTACTAGCTGCCCAATCTTCTGCTTTTTCATCAGTTTGTGGACGTACGTTTGGTTGATAAGCTTGTCTTTGAGGTGTGATGTTAACCTTTTTAGGTGCTTCTTCTTCCATAGCTTTAAGTGAAGATAGTCTAATTGCATCAGCATTTAATCTTGCGATTTGTTCCTGTGCAGCTACTTGACCATCAACATCTCCTGCTTCAATAGATGTTTTTAAAGCTTGTCTTGCAGCAGTCATATTTGTTGTGACTCTACTTTCAAACTCTGAAACATAAGATTTATCAAGTTTAGAAAATCTAGTTTCTAAAGCTTCTTTATCTCTTTTTACGGATTCAGCAAATGTCAAAGCTTCTTCTCTTTGTCTTTCAGCTTCTCTCATTTTACGAGTAAGTTTAGAAATTCTTTTTTGAACTCCATCACTATATTCTTTTAACTCGTCTTTTTTTTCTTCTGTTTTAGTTTCAACAGGTTGTTCTACCTGTTCAACTTCAACTTTTTCTTCTTGAGGTGCTTCGACTTTTTCCGGTTCACCTTTATCATCTAAATTAATTTCTGCGCCAGTTGTTTCGCCAACGTCAATTAATTCGTCAGATGCTTTTTTGTTTTCTTCCTGCATAGTTCCTTCCTATGTTAAATGTAATGAAGAATCGATTCTGGATCACTTATCGTACCCAAAACTTCATCATCGTTTAGTAGTCGCACTTCTCCGCCTTCAATTGGTAATCTTGAACCCGCATAACGAGCAAAGATAACCCAATCTCCTTTTTTGCACCAAGGTTCATTATACTTATCTTTATCCTTGTATGCTAAATCTCCTAGTTCCAAAACATAACCACATGTTGTTGAAATTCTAGCTTTGTCTAATTGTTCTTGTGAAAATAAAATACCACCTTTAGTTTTTTCTTTTGGTGTAAAAGGTAAAACTAAAATTCTAAACCCAACAGGTTTAGGCAATTCTTTAACTGTCTCTCTGATATTATCAGAGTGTAGTCTTTTTGCGTGAGGTTCTTGTTTTGCTTCTTCTTTATACTTTTCTTCTAAAGCATTAATGTGTTTCGGAGTTTCCGTCTTTTTTGGTTCCGATGTCGATAACGTTTCCTTGCTCATCTTTTTGCTCCTTATGGTTTAGCAGGTTAGAGATTTCCTGTAGTATTAATCTGTAGGCATGTGCCTGTCCTAACATATACTTGTATTTTTCCATGCTGTCAACATTTCCTGACATCATTGCCGTTGATATATTTTCAAGCGTGTTTTTCGTAATTTTTTTTAACTTGTCAATTATTAATAGATCGTCCATTATTCTTCTCCTCTGTAAGGTTCTAGTGTTTCTAATTTTTCTTTAGCAGTTGCTATTTTTTCAAATAGTTTATCCATTTCATCAAGGTGTTGAGGATGTTCTCCAATACCTACTGAATGATCTAGATATATTTCTAATGTTGCTTCTGCTTCTGCGATTTGTGCTTCGTATCTTTTTACTAATGCTTCAATTAACATTTCCACCTTTTTCTAGCCTGACGTAGTCTAGAATTAGGATCTTTCGCTGCATTTGGGAATTTCTTCATTTGACCTGCGCTTCTTGCACAGTACGACTTACGTCGGTTTGCAGCTTTTGACCCTTTTTTCACTTTACCAGTCACGGCTGTTTTTAGTTTAGAACCGGGATTTTTTCTTCTATAGGAAGCGACACCGGCTCGAGTCATTCCTGCTCCAGACTTTGTAGGTCTAAAGTTTTTTTTATTTCTTTTAGGCATTACATCTCCACCTTTAGCAAATTTAGCTCTTATACCAAATGTTATTCTATTTCCGTCTTTATTTTTTGAAACTTTTACACCACCTGAAATTTTTTCTTTGTGATAGCTCATATCAAATCCAAAATCTTTTTTAGATTTAGCTGCTCCACCTATTGAAGAATTTTTAGTTGAACGTCTTGCGTGTACATATGGTTTTTTATCCGTGTGATCTACTGATACACCCCCATATTTAACAGCTGGCATTTTTATTAACTTTTCTTTTTAGGTTTTTTAGCAGTTTTTGCTGCTCTCTTAAAGTTAGCTGCAGTTGGTGCTCCTTTAGCTCCAGGTTTTCTCATCTTCTCCCCTGATCCTGCTGCGATTCTTTTTTTCTTCGCGTGTATGTTCGCGTATAGTCCACGTTTTGCCATTATTTTTTTCCTTTTCTTTTTAGTTTTAGTTTTCTCTTATACTCTTGTGTTTTTTTTAAACCTAATGTTGGTTTAACTTTTTTGATTGCTCTCATTAATCTATTTCTTTTTAAGTTCCCTAACTATTCTTTTTTTTTCTTGTTTAAGATTTCTTTTACCTTTTGAAGTTTTTGCTTTTTCAGCATCAACTCTACCAAGTTCTTCAAGTCTGTTCATTCTTTTAGTATTAACATGACCTCCTTTTTTCATAAAGCCCATTTTGTTTCTGACTTTAGTAGGTAATTTAGATAAACCTTTTTTACCAGCTGGTACAGGTTTTAAAACTTTACCACCTTTTTTCATAGCGCCTCTGTCCATAAGTTCAGTAGGTACTCTTTTAGATCTCATGTTTACACCTTGTCCACGTGAATACATCATTTCTCCAGATCTGCCGCCCATGCCACCGCCAGCTTTTTTTACTCTGTCTGTTCCTCTAGGTTGAGCAACTTGTGTGTTATATCTTCTATTTGCCATTATTTTTTTCCTCCTTTAAATATTTGAGTTCCCTTTATACCAAAAATACTTGCAACTACAAGTATCCATAAATTAGTGAACCATTTTGGCAGGTTACTAAAATGTTCAAAGAAAGTATTTACCTTGTCCATTGCAGTAGGGTCGTCCGATATCACTGCCCATGCCAGTACAATAATCGGTGCGCTCAATATTCCGAGCACGAATTCGTCTTTATAATCGTTTTGTCTCGCTTCTAAAAGTTTACCTTGGTAAGCTTCTTCACCACGAGCTTGTTTTTCTGCATGCAACAATTGTGCATCAGACATTGCTACTTTTGCCTTCTGTCGGTTTGCGTAAATTTTACTTCCCGCAGAAACGGCTAATTTAATTGCCGAGAACCACATATTAGTACCAAGTAGCTTTTACTGGTTTTTTATCAGCTCTCATTCTTCTTGTTCCTTTAACATCTACTGTTTGTGATGTTGATGGATCAGTAGCTTCGATAGTAACACCACCTGTTTGGTAACCATCTTTGCCAACGCCAAGTTCTTTTTCGATCTTAACGTCTTTGTTCATGAATGTTGAACCTCTTTGCCAATCTTTACTCATATTTATCTCCTTGTATTAATTATATCTATTTTTTTCCGAAATTTCTACCAAAATCGTGAATTTTACTCTTGTCTGCCATGCCTTGTTTAGCTAATGACACACTTGCTCTTAATTTTGCTAGTTTTTCATTTTGAACAAGCTTATCTTCTTGATTTTCTTGGTTCATAAGTGCTTTTGCAGTGTCTAAATCAATTCTCTCTTGATCATCTTTAGATTTTCGCTCATTTTCTTTAGCTCTTAAGTCAACTTCTCTTGCTTTTAACTTAATTAATGGATCACCACTATACTCACCCATAATTTTTTGTTCTTCATCCATATATTCTTTAGTCATTTCAGCAATCAATTGTGCTTTTCTTGCATTAATCTTATTTGTTAGTGCTTGAGCTTGCGCAATCAACTGTGGGTTCTGTGGATTTTGTTGTAACATCATTTGCATTTGTTGTGCTTGCATTAATTCTTGAGAAAATTCTAATTGAATCTGTTCTTGAGCCATTAAACTAATTCTCTCTAGAATATTTTTTTGTAATGCAGCCATAACAGATGGTGAATTTTGTACCATATTAGATTGCATAAAATTTAAGTGTGAATCAATGTGTGCTTTGTGATCTTGACCTGGAAAAGCTTGAAAAGGTTTCATACCCATTGCAGCAATTTCTTCAAGTGAAGGATCAATAGGAGTTGGTTGTGCTGGTGGTGGTAAAATTGCATTTACATTTTTAACACCAAGCGCATCATACATAGATCTGTACGCTTGATATAGATCATGTATTTGTGGATTAGTTTGAGCTAATTGTAATTGTGTTTGAGCTAAACTAATTCTTTGAGTTTGTGAAAATATGTTTGGATCAGCAACTGGAATAATATCTATTCTATCATCAAAGTCCTGAACTTTAATATTTCTTGTAGCTCCAACAACATCGTATGGATATACAGCTGGTAAATAAGTTTTAAAAACTTCTGCTAATAATTTGAATTCTTGTTTTAGACCAACGTATAATCTTTTATGAATCGCTGACATTACACGTGAACCACGTTCTAATAATGCAACAGTTGTACCCACGGCAGCTTGTTGGTTCATATCGCCTACTTGTGAGTCTGCGATAGACGCGAAGCGTTGGCCTGCTTGAACAACTATACCCATTAATGAAAGTAATGTTTGATCTGGTCCTTTAAATGGTAATTGCATAAACTGATCTCTAATGTTTCCACCAGGTGCATCAACATCTCTAAACTCTCCAGGTTGTAATGGTTGTGCATCATCTCTAATTCTTAATCCTCTAGTTTTAAAACCAGCTGGTAAGTTAGCTAATGTACCTGCATCTAATAATTGTCTTAAAGCTGCAGTTGCAGTTCTAGTTAAACCACCAATCATGTGAATTAAACCAAAACCATAAAAACCAGTTCCAGGTAAAAATTTAAATTGTACAAAGTAATCTATTTTCTTTTTCATTGGATCTGTCGCTTGATAGTTTCTTCTAATGGATAAAACAGTTTGATTGTTTTCTGCAAACGTTACAATGTAAGGTAATTTAATTCCTGTAGGTTCACCTTCTTGATTAACATCTTCATAACCTTCTAGATCTAAATTAGTGTGCATTTCAAAAAGTGTATACTGATCTTCTTGACCATCTTTTGTAATACCTTCTAACTCTAATTTTTTATCTGATAATTCATTTGATGTTACAGGAGGTTCTCCTAATTCTACGTCTCTATAAAAACCTGCAACTTGTTGTTTTCTTAATTCGTTAGCAGAAATTTTAATGACATGTACAATAGCATCTGTGTCATCTAATGATGTTGCTGAATAAGGTACAATTAAATCTTCTGCAGGTACAAATTTAGATACGGCTCTACCTAAAAGATCGTCATAATAAACTTTCTTAAAAGTAGAACCGGACAGGGGTAGATAGAAAAGCATTTGATCAAACTCTGGTTCATATTCTTTCATCTTATCCATAAGTTGATAATTCATAAAATTTTTAACACGTTTAGATTGTTCTTCTTTTTCAACATTGATAGCACCTAAAATTTGTGTTCTTACTGGACCATCACTTGGTAATAATTCTTTATAAGCTGTTGCTTGAAATTGTGTAACCGCTTCAGCTAGTACAGGGTGATTAACACCTGATGCACCTTTGAAGGGTTCTGTTCTTCTCTCGTATTTGAAACCTAATAATTCTAAACCTTCTCTATAAGATTGTTCCCAATCTGCTCTTGATTCTTTGTACTCTGTGTATTGATCAAAAAGAGTTGAACCTAAAGATTCTAACTCACCATCAGACATGTCTTCTGCTAAATTTGCAAAGTGACCATCTGTGCTTCTATCTGTACTAGTTGTAGGATCAAAAGTAACTTCTGCTCCTCCTGTTTCATCCATAACAACTTCACTTGTGTCTGTTGTAATAACTTCTTCTGAACCGGGAACGGCTACTTCTTTTTCTTGAAACTCTGTATCTTTAACTTCTTCAACTGTGTTGGGCAATGACTTATCTATACTATCTACCATATCTCTTTCCTGTTAATTAATTTACACCTTTGACGGCAACTATACCCTCATTGGGTTTGGAAGTAAAGTCCTCTTCCTCCATCATTTCAAAACCTTCCGGCATAATTTGTGGTAAGCCAGCCATATATTCTTTTCTAAATTCTGGCTCTTGTCGTATTCTTCTTCCTGTAGTGGCTACTTCAGGATCAGCAGTTACATATGCACCTAATAAATCAAATGGATTTCTCTCACCGGCTTGAGTTGCACTAGTAACAGCTGTAAGACCTGTTACTATTCCAAGTGGTTTAATTACTTTACCAGCTCCTTTAGCCAACATTCCTAATGACCTTAAAACTGCTCGTTTGTTTGGTACAAAACCTTCAGTTCCTCTTTTAACTTTTACAGTTTCAGAACCAACAGTTCTATTTACTGTTTTAATTGGGGCTCTAGTGTTTGCATCATCAAAGTACTTATTAATAATTTTTTTTGAATTTCTATCTGATATTTTTAGTAAACCTTCTTGTTTTGCAATTTTAACGATTTGATCTGCATAGTTTCTTTTTATTTGAAAGTCTTCAACTCCTCCTAATTCTACTTGTGAAAGAGGTTTACCTACGTCCATTAAAGTTCTTGCTTTACCTGAAGTTATTCTAAAAGGTTCTGCTGTTGCAGGATTAATAAAAATAGGATTTAATTTTGCTGCAATCACAGGATTAGTTTTTTTAAATAAGTTATCTATTTTATCATTATTATTTTGTATGAGGTTAGATAAATTTTTAGAAGTCCCTTCTCTACTTGCTCTGTTATATAATCTTTTTTGTTCGGCATACAAAGGTTTTAATTTTGCTTCTAAAGTTTTTACGCCAAATTGATATCTACTTACCCCTCTTCTGTTAGCTTCTGTAAACTCTAAACCTAAATCTTCAGATAAAATTTCTTGTTTACCTAATCTAGATAACAATCCAATGTCTGATCTATGAGAAAGATCTAGGGGCATAAAGGAGGACTTTTGACCTACCACTTCTTTAATTCCTAACAGTCTTCCTATTTCTGTTTTAAATTTACCAAGACTATTTTCATAATTCTTTGACCCCAACTTGGTTAATTTTTTATCTCTTCTTATTCTTTTTTGTGCGTCAGCTTCCGGTGTTGTTTTTTTAGGACCTCTTTCTTTTCTTTGTGATTCAGAAAGTTCACCAGACTTTTTAGGTTCCAGTCTACCTTCTTCAAATATCTTTGCTGCTAAATGTCCAAATTTAGCATCAGCAGTTTTAAGTTTATCATTAGGAAATAATTTTTTAGCTAATTCTAATCTACCTAATTTTCTATAGTCTTTTATAAGTTTTTGTTTTAATTTTTCATCATATAAATAAGTTTGAGGTTGAAAGTCTGACACTTTTTTACCTATTTTTTTTAAAGCACGTGGAACAGCACCAAAAGGAATCTTTACTGCTTTAGCAACTTCTGCTTGAGTCTTTCCTGCTTTGAGAAGTTTTTTAATTTCTGGAAGTTCTTTTTTGTAAGAAACTTCTTGTCCTTTAAATTTTTTCTTTCTAATTTTTTCCATAGCTGCTTTTGCTTCAGCCTCTGATTTATAATATTTACTAACTAATTTTTTTGTGCCGTCTTTTTGCACAACAGGCATTCTATATTTCCATGGTTTACCTGGTGGGTGTTTTTTTGCTTTTAATACAGAAGGGTTTAAAGTTTCTCCTCCTTTTTTAGAACCAAAACCAAATTTATCTCTGTATTCTTTTTCAAACTCTTTTACTTTTTTACGAGCTTCTTTTAATCCAGTTTCTGTAAAAGGTTGAGCACTTTTTCTGTTAAAACCTTCTCTAGAAAAATCTGCTAAATATCTTTTTTCTCCACCTTTAGTATCATATGTTTTTACATATTTATTTCCTTCACCATCTAAATTTTTTAAATTAAATTTTTCACCACCATAACTTCCTGGTTCATCAACAAAGCCACGTTTCGGTGTTGTAACAACCCCACCAACTTTATAACCCGGTCTTAATCGCGTAAGTATATCTGTGAATAGAGTTTCGTCGGCCATTATCTTAATACATCAGCATCGTAATTACTTAATCCAGCTGGTGTACTAAAATCTTGACTTATTGTACTTCCATCTTGATTTGTAAATGCTGGTCCACTGTATGTTAATCTATCTCTTTGAGCTTGTAATTTAGCTAACTCTTTAGCAGCTTGTTTGTCTTTTATTGCTTGTATAATATCTAAAGCTTTTTCTTTTCCTTTACTTAAAGCTGCTTTAGCTGCATTAAATTGAAACATTGGATTAAGAGGATTATATTTAATAGCTGGATTATTAAGTACATCCATTATTCCAAATTTATTTTCTTCTTCTTCAACAGGTACACCTCTTTGTAAATTTAATTTAGCCATAGACTCTCTAAAAGTTAAATCCTCTTTAGGTGCTCTTGGTTGTATAGTTGTTATACCACCACTATCACCACTAGATTGTGGAATAGGTATAATAGGTTTAATTGGATTGATCGGAGCAATAGTTGAAGTTGTTGATTGAGTAGCTGTATTAGTTTGTGGTGTTGTCGTTGTTGTTTGTTGTGCAAATAAATCTAGGTAATCTTGTTTGTTAGGATATTGGGATTGAAGCGTAGGATTGTTATCGTAAGTATCGCTTATATTAGTCATACCTCCTGTTGCTAATTCCATAATGCCACCATCTTTCATTAAAGGCATTCCTAAAAGATTATAAACTTCTAGTAATCCACTTAAACCTAACTCTGCTCCAACAACAGCAGGGCCTCCAAGAAAATCTACAACTTTACTTCCAAAAGGTTTTTTTACTTTTCCACCACCAGCCATTCCATCAGGATCACCATCATAGTCTTTTAATTTTTCACCTAAAGATTTTTCTGGTTTATTCATTTTTTCTTGTAATCTTTTTGCAGCAGCTTTGTTTTCTGCCATAATTCTTTTTATATTTTCTTCTTGTGTAAGTTTAGGATCAACAGTAGGTTTTCTTTTTGTAGTTTTAGGAGCTTGTCCTATTTTAACATCTTTACCTTTACCTTTATCCATTAACATTTTTAAAATATTGTCAGGTGTCATCGTAGTTGTTTTACCTTTTACCGTTACAGGTATGCCTGTTTTCTTCATCATTATTTCTGTTTCTGTAGGTCTTGGTTTGAATGGATTTGTAATTCTCTCTTTTGGAAACTCTATAACTTTTTTAGCGTCAATAACTTTCTGTCTTGCTTTTTGTTTAATTTTAAGAAGATCAAGTCCTTCGGGCATAATACCTTTAGCCGATTTGTAAGCTGCTACTAATAGTTTGTATGCGGTTTGATATGTCATTAATAATAATTATAAGTTCGTTTAGCTTGCGCTTCTTGCTTTTCGTCTTCTGGATGCCCTATAAATCCCCCTTGTCTAAATCGCATCACAGCTTGAGTCATACTATCGACTAAGTCATCATTCTCTCCATACGGAAAGGCAGCACACTCTTCGACTACTTCTTCTGCAAATTTGTCATCTGGCGCCCAGACTTGCCCCGATTCAAATAACGGCGCAACGGCGTTAACTCTAGCATGTTTATCGTTACCTTTGCTAGGAGTGAAATTTATAACAGGTATCCCCATTTTTCGCAACTCATAAGTAAGAGGTAATCCTGATGCTTTGGCCTCTACAATAACTGTATCTGGATTCCAATACTTCCATTGATCGTAAGCAACTTTCTTAAGTTCTGGAAACTCTAGTCGTTCTTTGTGTGCATCAAGTAGAATAAGATTCGGTCCGCTGTCCTCGTTTGGATAAAAGACGCCCCACGTTGTAATCGCAGAATAGTCAGCGGTTTCTTTTTTGAGGAACGCGGTGTCGTAAGATTGTATAATATGTTCGAGCTTTGGAATATATCCTTTGTCCCAAACTTTCCACCATTCACGTTTAATGATTGATCCTTCTTCTGCTGTTGGATCTTGCATCCACTGTGCATTCCATTTACCAATGGATAGCGAAGCTTTGACCGCTTCAAGTTCTTTTAGTGCCCAATACTCTGGCCATACCGGTTTACCTGATGGCATGATTGCTGGAAACTCAATCACTTCCCATTGATCTGATTTTAATTCTTTTTGAGATTTAATTAACATTCCTGTTAAATCTTTTGTATTCCATCTCGTCATAACTACAACGATTGCTCCACCGGGTTGAAGTCTTTGTCGTGGTCCTGATGTATACCATTCATAAGCTCGCTCAAGAGCTGTGATGTTTAATGCGTCTTGCTCCGAATGTGGATCATCGATAATAAGTAAATCCGCACCACGGCCCGTTATCGCCGATCCAACACCGGCTGCATAATATTCACCACCTTGTTCTGTTTCCCATTTGCCCGCGGCTTGCGAATCTTCTTTAAGTCTTGTTTTGAAAACGGATTGGTATTCGGGTGTATCAATTAAGTTTTTAGCTTTACGTCCAAAGCGGATCGCTAATTCTGTAGTGTGAGTTGTTTGTATAATCTTAAGATCTGGTTTACGACCAACCATCCAAGCAGGAAGTAAGAACGAACTAAATTCAGACTTTGTATGTCTTGGTGGCATATTAATAATAATTCTTTTTAATTTGCCATTTGCCAAACGGTTAAATTTTTCTGCAATTTTTTTGTGATGATCACCTTCTATAAATTCAGGCCATACATGTTTTACAAAAGAAAGGAAATCAGATTTGACTTTGTTTTCGGTTTTTTTTTCAGAAAGCTTTATAGCATACTTCATGAAATCTTTTTTTACGTCAGGAGGTAACTTGTCTATAATTTCTTGTTTCATAAAATTTTGTGCAGAATTTTTTAAGAGCTCTGTTTATTGCTATAAGTATTTTATACCATATCTATCTCTAAAACTAGGCATAAAGGTAAACTGTGTGGGACCCCTATGCGCAAAGGGTGTGTGGGGGTCAATTGTGGCAACATTGTGGCAATCTCTTTGGGACCCACCGGGCGCCCTGGCGCACAACCTGTGGTTGTAGTCCGCCCCCGTTAGGGGGCGACCCATTTTGGACACATAGATGCTTGACATCTATGGGAAAATATGCTAGTCCAATAACTTATAATATTCGTCAGTAAAGTTTACACTGAACCAATCCAATCCCTTTCGCATTGTATCGTAGTCTTCCTCTACTTCTGCATCCTTAATCTTATCGTATACCATTGCTGCGTACCTCGGTAGTTTAACACTAACTTTACTGAACGGGTTAGTTCTAATTACTTCCTGTTGCTGTGTCTTTAGTTCGTTGCCATCCATCATCAATGTGAATGGTAGTTTGTTTGGGTACACATAGTTTAATTGTTTTGTTATAGACATATTTCCTTTCGTTTGTTTATGGGATATTATAGCATAATTATTCTGCTGTGTCAACCCCTCTTTCTTTTATTGTTTTATCTGTATAAGGTTCGCCATAATAATCTGTCCTTGTAAAAGTTTCAATTTCAATCGGTGTTTCAAGTGGTGTGTGTCGTGGTGCGATTGCAATGCATTGTGGCGCATACTTTCTAAAGAAATCATTCCAACAACCTTGACTACAAAAATATTGCCAACCATTATTTACATTCCACTCCGTTGTTTTTACTTTCTTAGTTCTTAAAACTTTAGAACCTTTGCTACCTCTTATCCTGTCCTGTGTGTGAGATTTGTGACACGACGGACCATGACACCATTTATAATCGCTCATTATTCAACCCCCATAATACAGAAAAAAACAACTCCAACAAAAATTGTAAATCCTAATAAAAATAATAATGTTATCATGATGATCTATATCCCTCTATTCCCATAATAACTATTGCTACTATGAAAATTATAGAAAGCCCGATAGGGCTTTCTATAAATATTAAATTAAGTAATTCAATCATATTCTAATCTTCGCCTCGCCTGTTGCCATTCTCCAACCGTCTGCGTCTAGATCCCAATAAACTAAACAAGGGTTGCCATTTTTAGATACAAATGATTTTCCCTCAGTTCCGTCAGGTTTGTTGTATTGACCTTTTCTAGTTATAAACTTCTTATGCTTTCTAGCAAAGTAAGTTATGTGAAATGTTTCGTTTTGCATATTTCCTTTCTGTTGTTATGGGACATTATAACATAATGTCCCATAGCTGTCAAGTATTAAATTACTGTCACTAAATGAAAAGTTTTATCATTTTCTGTGTTCAATAATTCTAGTGCTTGTAGTTTTTTTTGTGCTGTCGCCTCATCTTTATCTTGCGCCTCTACATAATAGCTGTCTTCCGATATTTTAAATTTAAGTCTTGATATTATTATGTGCATATTTTCTTTCTGTTAGTGTTTATATGGGATATTATATTACAATATCCCATATATGTCAAGTGTTAATTTAATGGGCCAAATTTTTGTTGTTGCTCATATTTTAATCTAGCCTCTATTTTATCTTTTAAAGATACTTGTTTATTCTTCATACCTTTAATCATATTAGCAAGATTGCTAGGGTTGTAGATAGTTAAACCAGTAGAATTAGTTCTAACTAATTCTGCCTC